GGTAATTCTCAAATAGAAGAGGCTATTGAAGCTATTAAGATTGAGAGAGAAAGATGGAAGAATGAACTAAGTGGTGAACAGTATCAATTAAGAATATCTCAGAAACCTTTGAATATTGCAGAAGCATTTGCATATAGAAAGGAATCTATATTTCCTCAAGGTATTCTATCAAAACAAATGAAGAAGATTGAGGAGAAAGAATATGCATATGAACTTATTGAACTTGACAGAGATCAAACAGGTATAATTGCAAAAAGAACAAATAAACTTCCTATATCTAAATTTCCTGTAGATAAAAAAATGCAAGATAAAACAGGTAGTATAGTTGTATGGGAAAGACCTATACCTTCACCTCAATTTGGTGCATACTATGCATCTATTGACCCTGTATCAGAAGGTAAGACAACAACATCAGATTCATTGTGTAGTATTTTTGTATATAAAAATGCAACTGAAGTTACAAGACAATTACCTAGTGGAGACGTAGAACAGTTTATTGAAAAAGATAAAATAGTAGCAGCTTGGTGTGGTAGATTTGATGATATAAATAAAACACATGAGAGGTTAGAAATGATTATTGAGTGGTATAATGCTTGGACAATAGTTGAGAACAACATATCACTTTTTATACAACATATGATTGCTAGGAAAAAACAAAGATATTTAGTACCTAAACAACAAATATTATTCTTAAAAGATCTTGGCTCAAATAGAACAGTATATCAGGAATATGGATGGAAGAATACTGGTACATTATTCAAGAGTCATTTGATTTCTTACGCAATAGAATTTTTAAGAGAAGTAATTGATGAAGAGCTAGATGATAATGGTAACGTAATGACTCAAACATTGGGGGTTGAAAGAATACCAGATCCAATGCTTTTAAAAGAAATGTTAGCATATTACCCAGGATTAAACGTGGATAGACTTGTTGCTTTTGGTGCATTAGTGGCTTTTGTTAAAATTCAACAATCAAATAGAGGTTATACTAAAAGGCGTGAATCAGAGAATGATTCTTTGGTAAACTCAGAAAATTTTAGTAAATTAAAGTATAGTAGTGCCTTTAAAAATATTGGACGCAATAGGACTTTAGGGGGTGCTAAGATAAGAAGATCCGGATTTAAAAATATAAAATAGACTAAATTGGTATGAGAGTATTAAATGCAATGCAAATGAAAAATGGGGCTAAAGCTGAAAGCGGGCCTACATTTTCTAGCTTAACACAACCGGTTCAGTTTTTACCATATAAAAAGAAAGATGATGATTGGTCTGCGTGGAACCTTGATTGGCTTGAGCTACAAGGTATAGAATTTTTGCGTGTTAATTCAAGAAGACTTCTTAAAAATTATAAACTGGCTAAAGGTATAATTGATAAAACAGATTATATAGTAGAGCCAGATAATGAATATAAAGATTTAATGGATGTTCTTACTGCTGAAAATGATTCAGCATTAGAACTTAAGTTTTATCCTATTGTCCCAAACGTAATTAACGTTCTTACAGGAGAGTTTGCTAAGAGATATTCAAAAGTACAGTTTAGAGCTGTAGATGATGCATCATATAATGAAATGCTTGAGCAAAAGAAAATACAAGTAGAAGAAGCACTACTTGCAGATGCTGAACAAAAGATGATGCGCAAGATGATTGAAATGGGTGCAGACATGGGATCTGAAGAAGTTCAGCAACAAATGAATCCTGAAAATTTAAAATCTTTACCAGAAATAGAAGACTACTTTAGTAAGTCTTATAGAAGTTCTATTGAAGAATGGGCTTCACACCAACTTGCAGTTGATGAAGAAAGATTCAAAATGCAAGAACTGGAAGAAAGAGGGTTTAGAGATATGTTAATTGCTGATAGAGAGTTTTGGCATTTCCGTATGTTAGAAGATGATTATGATATTGAATTATGGAATCCTGTGTTAACCTTCTATCAAAAGTCACCAGATCAAAGATATATATCAGATTCAAATTACGTAGGTAAGATTGATCTAATGACGGTTTCTGATGTAGTTGATAAGTATGGTTATTTGATGGATGAAAAGCAGCTTAAATCACTTCAAAAGATTTATCCTGCACGTTCAGCACAATATCAAGTTACTGGTTATCAAAATGACGGTGCTTATTATGATGCAACAAGATCTCATGAGTGGAATACTAATATGCCAGGTCTTGCATATAGACAGTTTACTAGTAATTACTGGAATGATCCTGCAAGAGGTGGAGATATATTAAGTCAAATCCTTGATGAAAATGAAGATGTTTCAATGTGGGGTGAAGGTAACTTAATGAGAGTATCAACTATATATTGGAAAACACAAAGAAGAGTTGGTCACTTAACTCATGTTAAACCAGATGGTGAAGTTGTACAAGAGATTATAGATGAGACATATAAGATAACTAAAAAGCCCATATATGACACTTCTATATTTAAGCAAAAAACAAAAGACACATTACTAGAAGGTGAACATATAGATTGGATTTGGATTAATGAAGTTTGGGGCGGTGTTAAGATTGGACCAAATTTACCAGCAATGTGGCAATCTACAATGGGTGATAATATTAATCCAATATACTTAGGTATTAATAGAACTAAACCAGGAAGATTACCTTTCCAATTTAAAGGTGATAATTCATTGTATGGTTGCAAGCTACCAGTAGAAGGAAGAGTATTTTCTGATAGAAATACAAGATCAACATCATTGGTAGACTTAATGAAAGCGTATCAAGTTGGATACAATATGGTTAATAACCAGATTGCAGACATTCTAATAGATGAATTAGGAACAGTAATCATGTTTGATCAAAATGCTTTACCACGTCACTCAATGGGAGAAGACTGGGGTAAAAACAATTATGCTAAAGCATATGTAGCAATGAAGGATTTTCAAATGCTACCTCTTGATACATCAATTACTAATACTGAGAATGCTACTAACTTCAATCATTATCAAACTCTTAACATGGAGCAGACTAATAGATTGATGTCTAGAATTCAACTTGCAAATTATTTTAAACAACAATGCTTTGATGCAATTGGTATTAACCCTCAACGTTTAGGTGGGGCTGTGTCAGCTCAAACAGCTACAGGGGTTGTACAGGCTATGCAACAATCATATGCACAAACAGAAATGTACTTTGTACAACACTCAGACCATTTAATGCCACGTGTTCATCAAATGAGAACAGATCTTGCTCAGTTCTATCAAAGTAGTAATCCAAGTGTAAGGTTACAATACATATCTACAGAAGCAGAAAAAGTAAACTTTACTATTAATGGTACAGATTTACTACTTAGAGACTTTAATGTATTTGCAACAACTAAGACTAATCATAGAGCTATCCTAGAAAATCTTAAACAAATGGCTCTTCAGAATAACACAACAGGCGCAAGCATTTATGAATTAGGTAATATTGTTAAAGCTGATTCAATTGCTGAAGTATCTGATATACTAAAAGATTCAGAAATCAGACAACAAAAGCAAAGACAAGAAGAAATGCAGCAGCAGCGTGAAATGCAAGAGCAACAGCTACAAGCAAAAGCTCAAGAAGAGCAACAAAAACTTCAAGTTGAAATATCAGAAAATGAGAAAGACAGAAGAAATGATGTGTTATTAGCTGAAATTAGATCTGCTGGTTATGGATCTATGGTTGATTTAAATCAGAATCAGCAATCTGATTATCAAGATGTTATGAAAGATATTAAAGAAACAACTCAATACCGTGAGCAAATGAACTTTAAGCGTCAAGAAAGTGCTACAAAGTCAGCTCAAGAAAACAATAGACTTGCGGTAGAAAGAGAAAAAATTGCTGCTCAAAAACAAATAGCTGATACTAAACTTCAAATAGCAAGAGAGAATAAAAACAAATATGATTCTCCAAAAAAAGGTGAAGATAAATAAGCGTTAGCTATATACTGCTAAAAACTTTCATGTTTAGTAAAATATTTTAAGTTTAACTTGATTATATATTAAGAAACATTTCTTATATTATATATGTAAGAAAGTATTAATTATTAAAACCAACATTATTATGAGTACAACAGAAACAGAAACTGTGAAGAGTAACGTAAAAGAAAATGTGGAAATCAACTTGGATGAAATATTCAACGGTGCACCTAGTGGCGCTGATATGATTCAAGATGACAAGAAACAAAAGAATATTTTTTCTGGAACATCTGGTAAAGCAGACTTTAGTTTTGCTGACCCAGACAATGATGGAAAAGATGATCTAAATGCTAAAGTAGAAGCTAAAGAAGAAACTGAAGAAGTTGAAAAAACTGAAGAAGTAACTGAAGAAGTTGAAGCAAAAGCAGAAGATAAAAAAGAAGCACCAACTGTAGATGAAGTTTTTGGTGACATCTCTGAAGAAGAAGAGGTTGCAGAAGAAAAAACTAAAGAAACTAGAGGTAGAAAGAAAATTTCAGGTATATCAGATGTATTTGGTAAACTTATTAAAGATGATAAGATTGTACCATTTGATGATGATAAAGCACTTGAAGATTATACTGCTAAAGATTGGGAAGAGTTAATTGAAGCTAATCTAGAAGAAAAAGCTAGACAAGTAAGAAGTGAAACTCCAAAACAATTCTTTAATAGTTTACCTCAAGAATTACAGATAGCTGCAAAATATGTAGCTGATGGTGGTAAAGATTTAAAAGGTTTATTTTCTACATTATCTCAAGTAGAAGAAACCAAAACTTTAAATGTTAAAACTGTTGCAGGACAGGAAAAAATTATAACGGAATATTTAAGTGCTACTGGTTATGGTACTGCTGAAGATATCCAAGAAGAAATTGAAATTTGGAAAGACTTAGGTAAGTTAGAAACACAAGCTAATAAGTTTAAACCAAAGTTAGATAAGATGCAAGAAAAAGTTGTTGCACAAAAGCTCAAAGAACAAGAGCTTAAGAAAAAGCAACAAGAGCAAGCATCACAACAATATATGAAAAATGTCTATGAGACATTAAAAGAAGGTACATTGGGTGACATCAAAGTAGATAGAAAGACACAAGCCATGTTATATAATGGTTTAGTTCAACCTAATTATCCTTCTGTAAGTGGACGTAACACTAATCTGTTAGGGCACTTACTTGAAAAATATCAATTTGTGGAGCCTAATTACCAATTAATCTCTGAAGCTCTGTGGTTATTACAAGACCCAGCAGGTTATAAAGCAAAGATTATGGATAAAGGAGCACAAAAGAGTGTTGAGAAAACGGTTAGAAAATTGAAAAGTGAGCAATCAAATGTAGGAGGATCATCATTAGGTGTAACTAAAGCAGAAGAAGCAAGTGCTAAGAAAAGCTCAAAGAGAAAGATTCAAAGACCAACCAACATATTTAAACGAATTTAATTAAGTAAATTAAATATATAAACTGAAAATTAATGGGATTTTCCTAAGAGATACAAGCTATAAAGCAAGTTCTCATGTTGATTCTTATCACCTTACCCAGATGCTTGGTAACCCTGAGCCTATGGATATGGGACCAATTGATTTGTGGGCAATGACTCAAAAAGTTGAAATGCCTCTTTATCAAATGGCTTCTTTTGGTGGAAAGAATACAATTCTTGTAGACAACGCTAGAGGTGAGTATAAATGGCAAACTCCTATTGCACAAGATCTACCGTACATTGTTGCGGACCTTGATCCTGCTAACACTTCAAAAGGTGTTGATGGAACAACGTTTAGGATCAAAATTAACAAGAGAACTTTTGGACATGGTGATATCATTACTTATGATAAGTACAATGGTTTAGAACTTTACATCACAGCTGATGATATTATCCCAGCAGGTGACGGTTATGTTTACACTGTTCAATTAGTTAACAACAACAACGCAGCCTCTTTAGATAACAAGTACCTTGCAAAAGGAACTAAGTTCTTCAGAAAAGGTTCTGCACGTGGTGAGTATGGTGAAAGATTCTCTGACATTGAAACAGGTTCTGGTTTCCGTGAATTCTACAACTTCGTAGGAGGAGCAGAAGCTCACGTACACTATTCAATTTCTTCAAGAGCAGACTTAATGATCAAAGGCGGATTGAACGCTGATGGTACTGTGCCTGTAACTGAAATTTGGAGAAACTTTGACAATGACCCAAACAACCCATCAGTACCTAGTATTGAAGGATTAGTTGCATCTATGGGTAAAGCTGGTGCAAGAGAAGCATTTGAAAATGGTACTCTTACACGTACTTTCATTACAAATATGGAAGCAGCACACCTTTCTAAAATTGCAACTGACATTGAGACTTACCTCATGTGGGGGAAAGGCGGTAGAATTAAGCAAGACGGACCAGATGATATTAGATTATCTGTTGGTTTATGGTCACAGTTGGATAACTCATTTAAGAGAGTATACAACAAGTCATCATTTACTCTTGACATGTTTAAGTCTGAGCTTTACAACTTCTACCAAGGAAAAGTTGAATTTAAAGGACCAGACCCACAAAGATCACTTGTTGTACAAACAGGTATTGGTGGTATGCAATTAATCAACAAAGCAATTGCTGATGAAGTGTATGGTTCTGGATTAGTTCAAAATGCATCTGATATCGGAGCTGTAACAGGTAAAGGTATGGATTTAGATTATGGTTTTGCTTACACAAGCTTTACTATTCCATTCTTAGCTAACGTTAAGTTTGTATTGAATCCTGCATTTGATAACTTAAATACTAATGACATTGAGAATCCATTAATTGATGGAAGACCTCTAAGTTCATTTAGCTTTATCATCTTTGATGTAACTGACGAAGGTAATGACAACATTCACTTGTTGAAACTTTCTTGGGATAATCAACTTAAGTGGTTCTACCAAAATGGTACTATGGACTACATGGGAAGAACTCAAGGGTTTGCATCTACTGGACAGTTCAATGGATATAGAGTTTATATGACTCAAACCATGCCAGCTGTATGGGTTAAAGATCCGACTAAAGTTCTTAAAATTGTAATGAGAAACCCAGTTACTGGAGGATCATTCTAAGAATTGTAATAATAAGGGGAGGTGGGTTAAACCTCCTCCCTTTTTATTTTTAACCTTTAAATATAACTGATCATGGCACTAGATATTAAAAGACAAAACAAAACATATGAATTTTCAAATTCAAGTGTTTCTAAAATACTTGCTTCTAAAGCAGTTGGTAAGGATATCTTAGCAAGAGACCATGCAGATGATGCAGCAGCAAAAGCTGCAGGTTTAGCGAAAGGTGATTTATATCACACTTCAGGAGCTTTGAAGATAGTTGTTAGTTAAAGTCAAAAACTATAGCAAGGGTAAAACCTTGCTTTAGAAATATTAGTAATAATAAGAATGTGCATTAGTTTGCATTATTTGACTATAGTAATAATTATTAATTTTTAAAAAACCAAAAATGGAAGATTACACAATTGTTGAAAAGTATCAACAGAAAAAGAAAGGAAGCACTATAGCTATCCGCCCTTATTTTAATCCTAATAAGGAGAATATGGGACTAGAAGCTTATGGCTTAGCTTTACATGATGGAGTATTTCATCAAGAAAGCTTGGCATGTTTAGAATTGAATGGAGTTAAAAGATATGTAACAGGTCTTAATGAATTTGCTCCTGAAGTTAAAATGTTACCTGCTAAAGAGAAAAAGGCTAAAATAAAAGAAATTAGACAAGTAGTTTCTGAACTTGAAGCTGAATTAGCAGCTAACCAAGTTGATCCAGAAGATAAAGAGTTTTGGAATAAGTTAACTATAATGAAGCCTGATAACTCTAAGTTCTGGGATAAAATTCAACTTAGATGTGGTAATGATCCTGTTTATTTAGATGTTGAAGCAGATCCTTATGATAGAATTAAACTTTATGCAATAAAAGCTGGAGGTTTTTCTATTGTTGCTAAATCTTTAAAAGAAGCAAGAGCTGCACAGAATAATCCAAAGTTTTACTTGGATACTGTTGAAGAAACTCTTACAACAAGGACTGAGACAACTAAAATTAAAAATAAAGCATTGGCATCTTTACAAAACTTATATGATTCTAATACAGCTAAGTTAATGTATGTAGCAAAGGTTTGTGATGCTGATAGTGTTCAATATACTAAGAATACACCAAATGATATTATGTATGAAAATATGGATGCATATATTAATGGTTTTGGTGCTGAATCAAATAAAAAGAGAGCTGCTAAACAATTTTTAGATGTATCTAATTTAGATATGGAAGAATTGAAAATTAGAGCATTAATTAAAGATGGTCTATACTATAGATTTATTACTACAAAAGCAGGAGGCTGGATTGAGCCAATTGACAGTGGTATTAGAATGGGTAAAAGACCAGCTGAATGTTTAGAGTTTTTAATGGATCCTAAAAATGAAGAGCAACTCCTATCATTGATTGATAAAGTAGAACCTTATTGGAATTCATAAAATAATATACAATGGAAAATAGTACACTCTTATTAAAACTTAAACAAAGGCTTAACAAGCTAGACAGTCAGGATTATGACAATATTGAATGTTGGCAGTTTGTAGAAGCTTTTAATAAAGCACAAATTGAGTGGTGTAGAAGAAATCTCCATGGTGGTAACATGTATAAAGAAGGTGATGAGTTATCTAAAAAAAGAATTGATGACTTACAACCTTTACTTAGAGAGTTATCTCTAGTAGGTACAGTTACTGATGAGTATTTTGAATCTACAAATTTTCCAGTTGATACTTATTTAGAATACAAAAAGGTCTCTACTCAAGCAAAGGATGATTGTTGTACTCCAAGATCAATGACTGTATATTTAGCTGAAGAAGCTAATGTTGAGTTATTACTTAGAGATCCTCTAAAGAATCCAAGTTTTGAATGGGGAGAAACATTTTGTACAATGTTAAATAACACAATTAGAATTTACAGAAATCCAAATTTTGATATTGTAAATCCTGTTTTAACTTACTATGAAAAACCAACACTTATAGAAGTTGAGGGATGTGTTAACCCATATGATGGTACATTAAGTACAACAAATGTTGACTGTGAATTTAAGGATGATCTAGTAGAAGTTATGCTAGATGATGCAGCTGCACTAATAGCTGGTGATATTGAAAATCCATATCAACAGCAAAGAGGTCAGGCTGCTGCAGAAAGAAATAATTAATTATGCATTTAAATAAAAAATGCGTATATTATTATAGTAACATGTAGTTACGGACAGAGTAAACTGTTAAAATCATTTTTTATAAACCGTGAGAGTAACATCTCACACAAATATTTTTAATTATGGCTTATTTTAATCATGCTTTTATTAAGACGTTTGTAGTGGACAGTGTAGATTTATCTGCTGACACTAAAACAAGCGCACTTGGAGCTGGTCAATTGGCTTTAGTTGCTGGTGGAGATTGGGAATCTGTAGCACTTCCGGGTGGTGCTGGTGTTCCAGTATTTGCTAAAGGAGAACTTGGATACATTGTAGAAGGTTCTTTTTATTCTAAAGACACAATTGGTAACAATCCAGGACATGGTGGCTACCAAGAGTCTGTGAAATCTAAGGGTATCAACCCAAGATATATTACAAGACTTTGGGAAGCTAACTGTTTATCTGCATCTCAAGCTACAGCTAGCCTTGAATTAGGTTCTGACTGTGCTCCATGTGGAAAAACACAATTTATGAGAATTGATGTGAAGGGATCTCCTGCACTAAGATTCTTAAATCACAACGCTTATGCTATTGCTGACTCAGCAGGTGTATGTTGTGTAGATGGACAAGAATTTATTGACCCAGCATTAGTACTTGCTACTATGGCTGACATGGCAATTTCTGATCCTCTAATTAAACCTTTCGTTGCTGAAGCTGATCTAGATGCTGTTGGTGGAACTACTTTATCTGCTGCAGGTACTGGTTATGCTGTTGCTGATGGTGTTGCTACAACTGGTGGATCTGGTTCAGGTGCTACAATCAACATTTTATCTGTTGGTGGTGGTGGTGAAATTGCAACTTATTCAATTGCCTCTGTAGGTAGTGGATATGCTGCAGGTGATGTACTATCTGTTTCAGGTGGTGGCGGAGACGCTGACATCTTAGTTGATGATGTTGTTAGTGGTGGTTTAGTTGTTTCTGTTGTAACAGCAGGACAAACTGTACAATCTGCTTACACATTTGCTCAAGCTAAAGGTGAAGGAGCTGGTGCTTATGTACCTTCAACTGATCCTAATGGTGCTTCAAAAGTATCTGCAAAAGCTAATTTTGTTGGTGCTTACGTTGACACTGAGTTTGGTAACTGTTCTTTTGATACAAGAGATCATTTTAATGCTGAGCCAGTAGAGATTATTGTTTCTGAATTAGATGAAACTGGTAATCCATGTAATGACTGTGGCGTAGCTTCTAGAACTCCTGGTCAAATGCAACAAACAAAAGGTGAAGAAGTAATTAGAGAATTAATTATGTCTGAGAGATACCGTCAAAGTCCTTTCAACCAAGGAAATCCTGACAGTTCAAGAATCAGAGAAATTGAAATGTCTTCTGAACTACTTGCTGCTGTTGATAGAAAAGCTACATATAAAGCTTTCTATGTACAACACAGTGTGCCTAGATTTAACAACCCAACTGGTGTATTTGATAATGATCAGTATGTTTACAAAATCTACGCTAAGTGTGATGACGCAGAAGCTATTGCTGGTATTACTAAACTATTAGAAGGTTTAGCAGCATGGGCTGATGATAACGGTAACAAAATTTCCGTTGAAACAAATGCTCACTGGTAAGATCTAATCAACCATAGTATTTAAAATTGAGCAGGGGAGAAATCTCCTGCTCTTTTTATTTTATATTCTCTGTAATTTTTTGTATATTATCTATATAGTGTAATAAAGTAGCAAACAATGGCAAGCAAACATATATTAAGTTTAGAGATACCCACAGTATCAAACTGTGATTTATTGTGTATAAAAGATACAAGTCAATACAGTAAGGACCTAGCAGTAGACTGTGAAGAACTATTGATTACACTACCAGGATTCAGCGTTCCTGTACTTATACAAGTAGATAAAGGTTTTGATATGTGTCTTACAGCATGTACATTATCTCTTCAAAAAACTGATTGCGGAACAACACAAGAAAAAATTCCTGATGGAATATACATTGTAAAATACAGTGTATCTCCAAACTCTAAGGTTTATGTAGAATATAACCATTTAAGAGTAACTAGATTACTTACCACTTATTATGAAGTGTTATGTGATTTAGAAGTACAGGCTTGCCAACCAAATTCTGATAAACAAGCTCTCTTAGCAGAGATGAGTTATATCAAAACATTAATTGATGCAGCGGTAGCTAATGTTGAATATTGTCAATCATCTGCACAAGGAATGCAATTGTATGAATATGCAAAACAAAGATTAAATAAAATAGCATGCCCATCAGGAGACTGTGGGTCAAGTAGTATATATGTAATATAAACCAAAAAAGAAATGGCAAACTGTGCACATTGTAATAAACAATTTACTTGTGGCTGTCAAAAAGCTAGTTTAGGAAATGGAATAGTAGTATGTAAATCATGTAAAGCAAAAGCAGAAGCAAAGCTTAACACATCTTCTGACCTAAATAGAGAATTAGCAAGACAACAGATACAAGATTTAAGAAATAGATAGTATGGCATCAACTGTAAGAAAAGGATCTAATACTGCTCAAAAAGAAGAGCTTGCTTTACTTAAACAAATTAAAGTAGAGCAAAATTTTGCTAAGCAAGTATATGCTAATTTTCAATCATTGAAGTTTGGTATTGAGTCATGTTGTTATACAGACTTTGAATCAGCTGTACTAAGAAAAGCATTATGTGACTGGCAGAATTCTGCTAGCAGTAAAGTTGTGGTTGCAACTGAAACACAAGGTGTATTTGTAGAACCGTTAGCAAAAGTTAATGCTAAAGCTAGCATGAGTTGTCCAGAGACACCAACAAATGTATGTACTATAATTGACTTAGAAGATATTATAGCTCATGAAGCAACATTTGTACAGTGTTTTGAAAATGTATCAGATACTTGGACAGTCACACATAATTTAGGGAGGTTCCCTTCTGTAACAGTAGTAGATAGTGGTAACACTGTTGTAGTAGGTAATGTTGATTACAAGAGCACCCAACAATTAGTAATAACTTTTAACGCTCCTTTTTCAGGATGTGTTTACTTGAATTAGAAATAAATAATAAATAACAATTAAAATTAAATAAAATGGCAGTCAATTTTTTAACGGGTTTAGACATACAAGGTAATGTCTCCTTAAACAACAACCAGCTGCAAAACTTTGTGGTTCAGCCTTTAGGTTCAAACCCCACAGGAATTGCTGGTAGAGTATACTATAACTCAGCAAATAATGTGCTGAGATTATATGATGGATCCAACTGGGTAGATTTATCCACAGGATCTGATGATAATACAACATATGATTTTTCTGTACCAGCAGCAACTACAACACTTAGGTTAGCTGGTTCAGATGGTACTAATGATGATGTAACTATTAGTGGTAGTGGATTAATCACTGTCACTAGAGCAAGTGCTACACAATTAACAATTGGAACTACAGCAACATCTAATACAGGTACTGTAACTAGTGTAGGTGGTGGTAGTGGTATTACTATTACAGGTAATGCTTCTGTGTCACCAACAGTAAATGTTGATTATTTAGGTTCTGATTCTGTTGTATTAGCAGCAGCTGATGGTACTAGTTTAACTGTAGCAACAAATGATAAATTATTAGTATCAGATACATCTGACTCAGGTAATGTTAAATATGTAAATATTTCACAAATTACTGCAGCAGTTGGTGGTGGTACTGTTACATCAGTTGGTTTTGCAGAAGGTGCTCTTATTGATTTATCAGGAACAAATCCAATTACAACTTCAGGTACTGTTACTATTGGTGTTGATTTAAATGAATTAAGTACAGCTACTGGTGATATGACAAGTAGTGATTTCTTTGCTGTAGTATTAGCAAATGGACTTCAGGCAAAATATAATCCATCATTAGTACCTAATGACTTATTCCCTAATGATGCAGGTTATGTAACCTCATCTGGTGTAACTTCAATTTCATTAAGTGGTGATAGTGGTACAACAAGTGCTATTACTTCTACAGGTACATTTACTATAGCAGGTGGTACAAATGTTACAACTTCTGCTAGTGGTACTACAATAACAATTAATTCTACAGATCAATTCCAAGGTACAGTAACAAGTGTATCTGCTGGAGCTGGTTTAACGCAGACTGGTACAAGTACTATTAATCCAACAATATTAGTAGATTATACTAATGCAGGTATTATTAATGATGCACCTGGAATGACAGGTTTTGCAGAAGCAGATGATGTTATTATATTAGCTGATGATAGTGCAAGTGGTGCAGTAAGAAGTGCATCTCTAGTTGATATTCCATTAAACGTATTAGGATTACCTAATGCTTCTTTAGATATAAATAGTCAAAAACTTGTTTCAGTTGCAAATGGTACAGCTAGTACAGATGGTGTTAACTTAGGTCAAGTTCAATCACTTGTTGCTGGAGTTGGTGTATTCCAAGGAGGATATAATGCAGCTACAAACTCTCCTGCAATAGCAGGATCAAGTAACATTGCACTTACTACAGGTGACTTCTTTGTTGTTACTACAGATGGTACTATATCCTTTAATGGTAGTACTGTTGATGTTGAGGTTGGTGATATGATTTATGCTAATACAACAATTAGTGCAAGTTCTAATCCAGCAGCTTCAAGTTATGCAATTGTAATTCAAGATCAAAACATTGCAGGTGCAGGATCTACAATTGGTACTGACTCAGATATTAATACTTCAGGTGTTATTGTAATTGATCAGTTAAATATGACTGATGGTGTTATTCAATCACACTCTACAAGAACATTACCTGACTCAACAACAAGTGCACGTGGTGTAACTGAAATTGCAACACAATCTGAAGTTGATACAGGTACTGATTCATTTAGATATGTAACTCCAGCTACTTTAAAGGCTCATATTGATAAGCAATCATTTAGCGGTACATATCCAAGTGCTTCAGCAAGTTCTTGGACAATTACAGCAGCTGTTCATGGATTAGGTGCTTCACAAGGCCCTTTTATCATACAAACATTTGATAATAAAGGTGTTCAGGTGTATATGGATGTAGCAATTGCAGCAAATGGTGATGTAACATTTACAACTACAAACAACCAATCAACAAATGCTATTACATGTAATCTAATGAAAGTAAGATAATTACAAGTTTAATTTAAAGGGGAGACGCTTAAATTATAACATTTAAATGTTTCCCCTTTTTTTTAAAATTAGTATATTGCGAAATAAATAAAAAGACATGGCTATAAGTTTTTTATCATCTATTCAGGTTACAGGAACAACTAGTGTATCTAGTATATCTAATGATAATAGTACTTATACCGGTATATTAGTATGGGATGGTTCTGTATTAAAATATAGAACTAAATCACAAATCCTTGGTGACATTGGTGCGGGTACAGGAGATGGTAGTGTAACTTCCGTTACTGTTACTGGCTCAAATGGTTTATCTGGTACAGGTACAGTAACAACTAGTGGTACAATTACTCTTACTAATTCTGATAGAGGATCTTCACAAAACATATTTAAGAATGTTGCAGTATCTGGACAAACAACTGTTGTTGCAGACAATAATAATGATACATTAACATTTGTAGCTCAGGGTGGTATGACTATTACTACTAATGCTACTAATGATCAAATTATATTTAATTCATCTGATAATAATGATAATAACTATTTATCATCAGCTTCCTTCAATACAACCAATGGTGTTTTAACTTTAAATAGATCTGGTTTATCAGCCGTTACTGTTGATCTTGATGGAAGATATGTAACAAGTTCAGGTGTAACATCTATTGCTACTACTAACGGTATTACTGGTGGTACAATAACCTCAACAGGAACACTTCAAGTAGACAGTACAGTAGTAAGAACATCAGGTGCTCAAACTATAGGAGGAGAAAAAACTTTTACAAATCAATTAGCTGTAGATACAGCTGGTGGTAGTGAAAGAATGAGATTATTTAATGAAAATAATACATCACCTATAGCAGATAGTTTTTCAGGTAATACATCAAAATCATATATATATTTTGATACAGTATCTGGATCAAATGATCCTGGATACATTATGCATGAAAGTAGTGCAACAGAAACAAATGAAGGTGTATTACACTTAGTTCCTTCAGATGATAACTCTTCAGGAGATTATGTAAGTATTCATGGAACAAATGACCCTGATGTTTTAAAATTACATACCAGTGGTTTAATTGAAACAGCAAACTTACAATTACAAATTAAGTCAGGTCTTGGAGCTGTATATGTCAATGATGATTTAGTTGTACAGACTGATTTAACAGTATCAGGTGGAGATATTACTTTAGGAGGAACAGGAAGAATACAAGGGGTAGATACAGTATCTGCAAGTACTGATGCTGCTAATAAAGCTTATGTAGATAACAAAAATGTTGGAGTTACTAGTGTTGCTACAGGAAATGGATTGACTGGTGGTACAATAACAAGTACTGGTACTATAAGTGTAGACTATGGTGTTAATGGTCTTATAGCTGATGCACCGGGAGGAACAGGAACTCCTGATGCAGATGATTATATCTTAGTTGGTTTAGATTCTTCAGGTAGTGGTGAAACAGTAAGTTTTGCAATTGTTGATTTACCTTTTACTAATAATCAAGGTACTGTATATTCTGTAGCTACTGGAACTGGTTTAACAGGTGGTACTATTACAGGTGCTGGTACTATACAGTTAGCAACTGCGGGTATAGGTGCTGGTACATATGGTAGTACAAATAATCAGACCAAAATAGATAATATCACTGTAGATGCTTATGGTAGAATAACTGCTATAACTACAGGTGGAACGGGAAGAGTAGATAGTGTAACTGATGATGGTGGAAGTACAATAAATGTAAGTGGTACATCAACATCAAGAACAGTTTCTGCTGTAACAGGTGCGGTAAGTTCTTCTTCAGCTAACTTAGCAACAGGTGCACAAATACAAACTGCTATTGATGCAGCTGTAACAGGGGTTTTAAAATATCAAGGAACATGGAATGCAAATACTAATACACCAACACTTACAGGTGGATCAGGTACACCAGGTTATTATTACATTGTATCAACAGCAGGATCTACTAACTTAGATGGCATAACAGATTGGGCTGTAGGAGATTGGGCAGTATTTTCTGATCAAGCAACAGATGCGTGGCAAAAAATAGACAACACCCAAGTTGGTAATGTAACAGGTTCAGGTGCTAACACAAGAATACCAATATGGAATAGTGCTTCAAACTTAACTTCTGATAGTGGTCTCACATTTAATACATCAACAAATGCTTTAACTGTTAGTGGTGCTGTTACTTGGAGTGGTGGTGGGTCTTCAGAATCTAATGCTGCATATGACAATATGATTACTACAGCTGCGGTGTCAGGTAGTACTACAAAAACTTTAACACTAAATCAACAAGATGGTGGTACAGTAACAGCTTCTTGGACAGATAATAATGATAACAATTATTTAAGTTCTGCTTCTTTTAATACAACTAATGGAGTACTTACACTTAATAGAAGTGGATTAAGTGCAGTAACTGTTGATTTAGATGGTAGATACAATCCTACTATAGGTACAGATACTGATATCAATACATCTGGATATAGTATTATTGATCAGATCAACATGACCGATGGGGTCATAACATCTACTGGTGCAAGAGACTTATTAAATGTACGTATAGAGGATACTAGAGCAGCAGAAAAAACACCTAATGATTATCTGGACAAAGCATTATCACTTGACTTTACAGATGAATTTGGTTCACTAGGATCATGGTGGAGTGGTATTACTATGAAAGGTTGGGCTGATAATTATCAAGCATGGCAACTTATTAGTGGTTCTGATACAAGTGCTGATAATAATTTATATTTTAGAACAGGTATTGGTACAACTTGGGGTACTATGTATGAAATATATCATACAGGAAATTTACCCACAATACCAACAGTAAACAATAATTCAATTACTATAAGTGCAGGAACTAATTTATCAGGTGGGGGCACTTTTACATTAAATCAAAACTTTAATGAAACAGTTACCATAAATATGGCAACTGGTGGAGTTGGAGCTGGAACTTATGGTTCTACATCTAACTCAACAAAGATTGATACAATTACTGTTGATGCTTATGGTAGAGTTACAGCAGTTGCAACAGGAGGTACAGGTGATATAAATGGCGTTACAGCAGGTGCTGGTTTAAGTGGTGGTGGTACATCAGGTACACCAACTATAAGTGCTGATTATACAGGTGGTATTATTAGAGATGCAAATTCTGGTGGTGCTATTGATCTAAAAGATGAAATTATATACTATAGTCAAGGTAATAGCCGAGTTGAATATACTATTGTAGGTAATTTACCCTTTACTAATAATGCAAATAACTATGTAAGTAGTCTTAGTTTTAATACTACTAATGGTATTTTGACATTAAACAGATCAGGCTTATCAGCTCTTACTGTAGATTTAGACGGTAGATATTTAACAAGTGCATCTAACTATTATTTAAATGGCATTACAAAATCTGGTAATACATTAACATTTAGTGTAAGCGGAGCAACTAACCAAACATATACATTTGGTTCAAATGCATTTAACTCAACAACTATTCCTACCAACAATAATCAGCTTACAAATGGTGCTGGATATACAACAAATAATGGTACAGTAACAGGTACAGCAACTACAGGTTGGATACCTAAAATGGATAGTTCTAGTGATATAGGTACATCAAGTCTAAAACAAAATTCTTCAACAGAAGTATGGGTTGGTTCTAACGGATATTTAAGAATGAATGAGTTTGGTACTATTACAATAGGTAATAGCTACATGGGCTCAACACCTGCTACAATTTTCCCATACTATACAAACTTATATATAAACCCTGGAGCAACAAACAGAACTATAGTATTAGGTGCACCTACAAGCTATGTTACTAACCTTAGTGTAATGGGTAATGTAAGTGCTAACTCAATTGATCTTGATGACAATGAGTATTTATATTTTGGTAGTAGCAATGATGTTGAGTTCTTCTGTAATGGTTCACATATGTATATGGACCTTAACTCTGGTATAGGAAACTTCTATATTAGAGATGGTAGTACAACTAGATTTACTTTTAATGATAATGGAAACTTTACTGCAACTGGTAATATTACTGCTTATTCAGATGAAAGATTAAAAGAAAATATTGAAACACTTGATGGATCTAAAGTATTAGAGATGAGAGGTGTATCATATACTAAGGAGGGTAAAGAAAGTTCTGGTGTTATTGCTCAAGAGTTAGAAAAAGTAGCGCCTGAATTGGTTGAAACAGCTGATGATGAAATGGGTACAAAATCTGTTGCATATGGAAATCTTGTTGGTTATTTAATTGAAGCAGTTAAAGATCAACAAAAACAGATTGATGAACTTAAAGCTAAATTAGAAAGTTATGGCTCTTAATAGTTCAGGTCAATTATCTATTGGTGGTACTACTTCTGGTGAGTCAATCAATTTAGAATTAGGTAGAAGTGCTACTGCAACAAGTGGTCTTGGAGATACTGATTTAAGAAGTTTAGCAGGAGTCAGCAGTGGTCCAATAGTATTACCTGATGATTTTTGGGGTACTTCTAGTACTCCATGTGATGCGCATACACTTTGTTATGTACAAGTTAGTAAGGCTCCAGCAGAAGAAGTGTGTAATTGTACAGGTAAGAGTGATACTGTTATTGTATATGGACCAGAAATACAAGATTGTACAGATTTGTTAAATATGTATGCATCACCAGGATGTAGTATGCCAGCACTGTATTTAGATGGTTGGTATGGTTTTGATTTAACCAGTGGGCCAAATCTTCAGCGTTGGTGGGTGCGTATAATTAGTAATAAAATACAAGATTGTAATCCATGTGTGATTGAACCATTTAATCCAGATAATCCTGATCCTGGAGATGGTGATCCAAGTGATCCAGGTGATGGTGGGCCAGGTAATGAGTTTGAAATGAAATAAACCAATAAATTTGTAATTATGAAAAAGAAAAAGGTAACAAGTAAAAAGTCTACAGTTAAAAAACCTACAGCTAAGAAAACTGCAGTTAAGAAAACTGTTGCTAAAAAAACAACAAAAAGAAGTAGAACAAAAGCTAAAGAAGTTGTTAAAGAAGTTAAAAAGGTAATTGCACCTAAATATAAAATAGAATATTTATATGGTGTATCTTCTTTAGTAACTACAAAGCAGGGTTTAATCAAAGAAATACATTTTGATTATACCGGTACATTAGAAGGTATTAGCCATACTGTGTCAGGATCTTTATCAGTTACAGATATTGAGCACCCTGCTACTTCTAAAAGATATGATAAAGTACAGAAAGAAGATGTAATTGACTACTTACTAAAATATGTTAGAGTGGGTTATAAAGAAGCTATGGAAGAGATAATTGAAAAAGAACTTTTACCTGAAACTAAAATTATAACAGAGTTACCTTGGTAATATCAAAATTATTACTATCTTTGAATTGTATACAAATTTTTAAAACCAATTATAATGGCAAAAGCAAAAAAGATTTCTAAAAAGGAATTGGGTGAAGTAAAAGAACTTCAGCAACAAATCAATACATTACTGATGAATATTGGTAATGCAGAATTAGTTAAGAATCAATTAGTTGAAAAGCACAAAGAGCTACAGACTGAATGGAAAGCTCTAAGTAGCGGACTAGAAGATAAATATGGTTCTGTAAATATTAGTCTAGAAGACGGAACTATTTCTGAAATTGAAGAAGAAGCTAAACTAGAAAAAGCTTAATACTCCTTACATAATAAATGTTTATGAAAATTTTTAAAACCAGACATTAGCTTGTTTGGTTTTAAAAATTTTTGTATATTATAATTGTATAGTTTATATGACAACAGTACATTATAACAAAATAAACATTTATGATCCCAACAAATTCAAGTGGCACCACAAATGGATGTGACAACATATCTTCTAATTGTGTAATATGGCAGGGTCCTGATATTGCATGTATAGACCTATGTGCCGGAGATACAATTAGTGAAGTTACTGCTAAGATAGCACAGAAAGTTTGTGACATTATCACAGATGGAGTTGCAGCTAATCCGGATTTGACTGGATTAGATCTAACATGTTTAAATATAAAAGGGGTAACCCCAACAGAATTGGTTCCTGTTTTACAGGCTATGGTAAATCAAATCTGTGCAAATACTGGCGGTGGTAGAGGTAGTGAAGGTAGTAGTTTGCCAAATATGACATTACCTGCTTGTATGCAATATAATGATGCAAGCGGAAACCCAGTAACAGAATTACCATTAGATCAATTTGCTACATTAATTGCAAATCAAGTATGTACGAATTTAGCAAGTATTAATACTATAAATTCTACTTTAACAAGTCTTACTACAAGAGTAGATGTTTTAGAAGCATGTGTATTACCTTGTTCAGGAGCAGTTGTGGAAGCACAAATTGTTCCAACTTGTGTAAGTAATGTAGGTGTACTAACAGATGTATCTGTAGTTGTATTAGCACTTGAAAGTGCTTTTTGTGCTTTACAGAATGCAGTAGGATTACCTTCTACAATTGGTAGTGCAATATCTCAAACATTTATATCTGGTTCAACAACACAGTTATCAGATTCAAGTTCATCATATAGTGGAGTAACAGGATGGAATAACAATCCTTCAACATTAGCGCAATCAGTTCAGAATGCGTGGGTTGTTATTGATGATATGTATAACGCAATATTAGATATACAAAATAACTGTTGTCCAGGAGGATGTGATGGTGTAACATTTGGTTACTCAACAACTAATACTCTTAATACATCTACGGGTGTAATTACAGATATTGTATTTAACTTTACTCCATCTATAATCCCAAGTACATTTAATGATTCTGCAGGTTATAGTCAAGTAACTATTACTGATGCTGACGGAGCAGTAGTTAACACTGTTGTTAGTGTATCAAGTTTACAAAATACTCCTTCCGGTGTATCTATCAATGTATCTTCATTGAATGTATATAATGATTTAAGTGTTAATGTTGACTTTAGAGTAACAGACGGATCAGATACATGTGAAGGAAATCAATCAAGTGTTGTAGCAGGTATTATACCATGTCCTTCTCCAACATTATCAGCAATAACTCAAGACGGTTTGACAGTTTCATTCTCAAATACATTAGGTACAGCAGCAACTTATATTTTAGATATTCTTGATGGAGCAAATACAGTGGTAGCTACTACTACAATTAATAACGCTCCTGCACTTATATCACATACATTTACAGGATTAACTGCTAATACAGCATATAGTTTAAGAGTAACAGTTCAGAGATCTGGTGGAACACAAGTTTGTCCAGAAATTGGATTTACAACTGAAGAAGGAGCTGCACCATGTTCAAATGGTATGGATGTAGTATTTGTTGTAGATTACACTTCTTCAATGACAGGTGTAGTTGAGGATATTAAAACAGGAGCTACAAGTTTAGTTAATACAATTGATAGTGTAAGTGGATCTAATAACTATAGAATTGGATTAGTAACTGCAGATGAAGGAAATGTTAATCAACCAGCATATAATAGTTGTGTTGATTATACAGGTCTTCCAAGTACTCAAAGAATTATTAACTTTGGTGGTGGAACTTATCAGTTCTACACTGCATGGGAAATGATGGGTACAAATAATGGAACAACATTTACTTCACAAGTTCAAAAACTAAATAAAGGAGTTGATGGCACATGTATTAATATGGGTCAAGGAGCAGGTGGTCCTGAGCCAATGGATATTGCAATAGAAAATGTAGTTGGTACATCAGAGTTTACAGGTGCATTCAGAAGTAATGTTGCTAAATATATATTAGCATTTACTGATAATTTACCAGGAGGTGATCAAGATCAAATGAATATGACTGTTTGGTCAAGAATTCAATCTTTAATTACTACTTGTAATAATGCTGGTATTAAAGTATTTGTATTAGGTACTGGTACTGCTTTAGACTGGGATAATGGAGGAACTATTACACCAATATATCCATGGAGAGAATTAGCAATTCAGACTGGTGGTAATTATACAACTAGCTCAGATGCAACAACAATCTCTAGTGAAATTATAGCAGGTTGTTCATAAAATAAAAAAATAATAAAATGGCATGTAATTGTACAAAATGTAGTGAAAAATGTGGATGCGCTGATACAGCTCTAACTAACCCATGTACTTATACTGATTGTAGTGTGGGTAGTGAAAGATGTGAAGACGTTCAGTGTGCAGCATGTGTAAGTTATTGTGGAACATCATTTCAAATTGGTGATACTGGTGCCCAAATAGTTATAACTTCTGGTGAAAGATTAGATTCTATTATTCAAAAGTTTGCTATGATACTATCAAATGGTTTAGGTGCATGTACATCAAATGATTTACAACATGATCCATATAATGTTTATGCAGGTACAGTTACTAGTTCTACTGCAGAAGTCCTATGGAATGGTATATGGAGTAATAGTACAGGTCTAAATATATATTATGATACACAAGTTAGTCCATCAGGTTGGACACTTGCTAACTCAACCCCTATAGTAACTACTGTAAGTAACTATAAGATTGAGAACTTAGTAGCCAGCACAGCTTATAAAGTTAAAGTTGTTGACGCTGGAAACTCTGCTGCTTGTAAACCAATAGAAATATTATTTTCTACTCTAGCAGCATAACAAAATACAACTGTGGTGGTTTGTTGGTTTTCTACTACAAACGTTGGAAGGGGCCGGGTTTTATCCCGGTCTCTTTTTTTTTGCTATCTTTACAATAAATATATATACTAATTATGGATAATTTAAAACAACAAGTATTGCATTCTTTGAAGTGGAAAAAGACTGCTGAATATGCAGCAGAAAAGATTGGTATCACTGTACAAGAATACAAAAAAATCAAAAAACAAATTCTTTCAGAGAGAAAAAAACAAAAGAAAATTACATCATTTTTTAACAAGGCTGCTGACAAAGCACAACTTGTAGAGTCAATAGACTTAGATAAAGGAGAAGGAAAGATCTCAGGTACGTTTGATTATGAACCAAAAAGTGCAGAAGAGATAATTCAATTACTTAAAATTGATACTGACAAATGGAGATTATCTCAATATTGGAACAAACAAATGGGAGATCATTGGAGAGTGTCAGCATTAGTAACACAAATAAAAAACCCAGAAGAAAATTTATTTAAAAATTTACTAGAGAACTGGAAACCTAAGAAACATAAAATACCAAGACTTGAGCGTGTTAAATCAGATAATCCTGTTTGTGCTGTTATGTCATTACAAGATATACATTTTGGTAAAGAAGGTAATGACACTATAGACAAAGACTTTGAGGATACTATAAAAAACCTAATGGGTAGAGCAGCTCCAGTAAATAATATTGAGAAAATGTATTTTGTTGTAGGAGGAGATCTAATCAACATGGATACGTTTGAGGGTACAACTACAAGCGGGACTGCTTTAGATAACTGTATGACAGCTACAGACGCTTATATACAAGCTTTTGATGCTATGCATTGGGCTATAAACTATTTAAAAGCTTTTTGTAATGAGCTAGTTGTTGTTTATGTACCAGGTAATCATGATAGATTATCATCTTTTCATTTAGTACATGCTTTATCTATGTCTATAGATAGTGAAGATATTACTTGGGATATTAGCTATGAAGAAAGAAAGGTACATGTTTGGTATAATAACTTTAATGCTTTTGAGCATGGAGATAAGCGTAGCAAAAATAACCCATTAATATATGCTTCAGAATATCCAAAAGAGTGGGGTGCAACAACTAATAGAACATTATTTAAAGGTCATATACATACAGATAGAAAAGTAGAATATATGACATCTAATGAGACAGCCGGTTTCATTGAGAAAACATTACCTAGTCTAGGTAAAACAGATTATTACCATTATAGCAATAAATATGTATGTAATAGAAGATCTGGTAAACTAGAGATTCAACATCCAACAATGGGTAATATATGTGAATTAACCTATCAAGCATTGTAAAGACCTTACTTTTAATTTCATAAAGTGGGGTTTTTTTTGTAAATTATAAATATAACTGTATGATCAATAATTTTAAAAAACCCAATTTAAATGCTCCTAGATACAGAGAGAAAAGACTTGGGTTATTAAATGAGCAAACAATTAAGGAGTTCAAAGACAAAAAACCTTTGTATTCTGATATAGATAATGTTAAACTAAAAAAGATAATAAAGATATATAATGTAAAACTTTGGAATGCAGTAGTAGATAACAGAGATGGTGTTGAATTACCAGATTCATTAGGTTATTTATTTATAGGGACTTGTCCCTCTTCTAAATCAGTTAACACTAATTATGCGTTATCAAAAGAGTATGGTAAGGTTTTACAAAATAAAAACTGGGAAACAGATGGAAATTTAGGAAAGATATTTTATACAAACTACTCAACTAAATATAGATTTAAAAATAGAGAGTTGTGGAGGTTTGTAGCATGTAGGGACTTCAAAAGAACTGTTGCAAAAAAATATCCTGTTAATTGGACAAAGTACCTAGTTATGAAAAATAAATACAAGGTTGCTCATCTATATGATGAGAATCCTGAAGAAACCAGCAAAGCATTAGATAAATATAATGAATTTGAAAAATAAAAAACATGGCAACAATAGCACAAGTAATATCTAGAATAAGAGGTCAAGTAAAAGCTGAAGTTCAAGATGCTTTTGTGACTGATAGATATATCTATAGCTTGATAGAGAAGCATGCCCAGTTTTTAATGAGAAGACAAGACTATGCAAACAAACTATTAAAATTTAATTCAGTATGGAAAACACTTCCTTATGTAGAATTAGTTGAGGTAGATAAAGTTGAAGCTCATTGTGCTGGTATACAAAGTGGTTGTACAATAAAACGTACAAAGTTAAAGTTACCTTCTATGTTTGAAGGATATTGGGGACCGCTTATCCGTACTATTAGTTCAATAGACGGATCTCAAGAATTACAAGCTACACAACCCGGTACTTATACATCTATGACAAAAACTACATCATTTAAATATAATAAGACATTATATTTTTGGTGGTTAGATGGTTATATATATTGTCCAAATATACAATGGGATGCAATAAAAGTAGAAGGTGTATTTGATTCTGATATTACTAAATGGGATTGTGATACAGAAAATGATTGTACTCCTAGATATGAACAACAAATGTATATACCTGAAGCATTATTTGCTGAGATTGAAAGTCAAGTTGTTGCAACAATGATGGGTACATTAAAAATACCATCTGAAGATTCAGATAACAAACGTAACCTAGCAAGAACTTAAAATAAAAGATAATGGGAGTATCACAAAAATATAGAACTTTTAATCAATTAATGGAGGATGTATCTATTGATTTTTCTACGTATGCTTTAGAAGGAATGATAGAACCTGCACAACTTATTAAAGTTGCTCTTAGAGTTAATTATGATTTGGGTTTACGTATACATAGAACAAAAGAAGTAGTTATAGATATAGAACATGGAAGAGGTCAACTACCTATGGATTTTCAATATCTAAATTATGCATTTAGATGTGGTGAATATACTATAAATAACACAATGCCTTCAGGTACACATGTAGAAACTTTTAATGATGTACCATATGTGCCTGCACCAGGAGATGCAGAGCCTTGTAAAGATGGAGAAGCATGTAAAGATGTCTGTGTTATAAAAACTTGCAATGATAAAAATGAATATCAATTAGTACAAAGAGTTGGTCCAAGTCAGTTTAGATCTTTTACTACATGGACTGAATTAAGAATAAAAGATGTAAATGATAAAGTTTGCTATTGCCCAAGTTTAGGTGCGCAAGCATTAGATATAGCAGAAATTAAAGATGGCTTTTTAGTTACAACATTTAGAACAGGAAAAGTATATTTAAGTTATCAAGGAGCAATGGAAAATGCACAGGGAGATTTATTAGTATTAGATCACCCATACTGTAATGAATATTATGAATATGCCATAAAACAAAGAATACTTGAAAATATGATTTGGAATGGTGAGAATGTATCACAACAATTAAATCTAATAGAAGCAAGATTAAGAGCTTCAAGAAATAATGCATTAGGTTTTGTGAATACACCAAACTTCCAAGAGATGAGAAAAGTATGGAACATGAACCGAAGAGCACAGTATCATAATTACTATAATATGTTCTTGAGTTATGCACCAGCTAATCCAACTCTTGCAGTTGCACCTCCTATTGCACAATCACATCAAGGGTCAACAACAGGCACTAGTTCATGTCCAACTTGTTAACAAGTAATATATTATGGCAAAAAAGAAGAATACTACACCACAACCAAGGGGACAGGGGAGTTCATCAGTAAATACTAATTCATTTACTAAAGGGATGAACAAGGATGTAGCACCATCCTTTGAGCAACCAAATGCATGGTGGCATGCAAGAAATGCTGTAAATAATTCAGAAGATGGAGATGTAGGTTTAATTGGTAATGAACCATCAAATTTATCTTGTGGTGTAATTCCTTATACTGTAATTGGTGCTATACATAGATATGGAGATGAATGGATTGTTTTCTCTACAGATGATATTAACTCTGAGATAGGACGTTTTGATGATAGTGAGTGTACATATGAAACACTTGTTAATGATCCTTGTTTAAATTTTAAAAAGAAATATTTAATTACAGGTGCCGCAAAAGAAAATTTTGATTGTACTTGGGAAGTATATTGGGATGATGCAAACAACCCATCTCGTGCCATGAATATAGATGATATTCCTTGGAAAAAGGTTAAAATATCAGGGCCAGATGTTAATGGTGATCCTTGCGTTGAATATCAAATTATTGAACCTAAACAATTAGACTGTGAACAAATAAGACTAGCACCACTACTTGATACACCTTGTGTAAAATTAAGTAAGGCAACTGATGGTGGTATGATACGCAATGGTACATATCAAGCTTTTGTTGCATATGTAGAGAATGAACAACGTGTTACAGATTATATAGGTATATCTAATCTGCAGACAATATTTAGTCATGAAGGTGGTAATGGTTCTTTAAATATATCTTTAAGTAATTTAGATCAAGATTACTTTTATTATGAGTTAGTTATACTCAGAAGAAACCAAGGTCAAACTTCTGCTAAAAGAATAGGTTTATACAGTACTGAGCAAAGTGATATTAATATTGATTTCATAGATGAATCACTAATACCTATTGATTTAAAACAAATTCCATTACGTAGCCCAGCATATGAAAAGTCTGAGTCTATGTTTGTAGTTAATGATTGGTTAATAAGACAAGGGCCAACTGAGCAATTTGATTTTAACTATCAACCTATAGCAAATCAAATACAAACTAATTGGGTTGTAAATCAGCTTAGTTCAAAGTATTATTCTTTAGGTGGTAATAAACTTGGGTTTATGCGTGATGAACAATATGCATTTTTTATTAGATGGATATATAATACAGGTGAAAGATCATCTTCATATCACATTCCTGGTAGAGCTCCTGAGTCATATACATTACCAAATGGGGCCACATATCAAGAAAATGAAGTTATAAATGGTGCTAATGTAATAAATACAGATGAAGGTGAACCTTTATTTAAAGTTTACAATACTGCTTCATTTACTCAAACAAATATAAACGAACCCCAAGAAGATAACTCTTTAGTTATTGCAAGAGGAAAAATGGGATATTGGGAGTCTACAGAGTTATACCCAAGTAATAGACCAGATATATGGGGAGACTTATGTGGTAAACCAATTAGACATCATAAAATGCCAGATGAGTCATTAGGCGGTGCAGACTCACCATTACATATAAGTACAACTAATGGTGATAATATTAATATTGTTGGGGTTGAGTTTACAAATATTGGAAGACCAACTAATAATGATGGTACATTTATTCAGAATATTGTTGGTTATGAAATACTAAGAGGGTCTAGGCAAGGAGCAAGATCTATACTTGCAAAAGGTATGTTTAAAAATATGCGTAAGTATAGAATTCCTGACTCAGAAAATATATTAGGAGAATCACAAGGTCTATATCCTAACTATCCATACAACTCATTAGAAGATGATATTTTCTTTTTTGATGCAGGACCAAACCCAGAATCAGAAGATACAAGAACAGGGGGATGTGATAACTTTACTCAGTCTTTAGATAAATATCCTCCTTTAAGTGGTTATACTAAGGACGTATTTACTTTTAGTGCTCCAGACTTGATGTTTTCAAAACCATTTTTAAATGCTTATGAAACTAAAATATATGGTAGTATAAATGGTAAAGCTCAAGGAACATTTATACCATCTGAAGATCACCCACAATTTAAACTACTAAGACCAGTAGCAGCTAACTTAGCAGCTATTATAGGTTTGGGATATGCACTGAATGCAGTACAAGGTACTGAGTCAGTAAACACTAAAGCTTTACAAATTAACAACCAAGCATATGCACCATTTATTGGGGTGAGTAGTTCTGTAGGTTATCCTACTTTAGCAACTGCTGGTGGTGGTGCTTTATCACTATTTGGTTTAATAGAAGGTTTTTTAATAAATAGTTTATTAGATGGTATTACAGATGTAGCTGATTTATATAGTGGTGGTGTAGCATCACAAATTAAAAAAGAAGCTATAAATACATCTAACATGTTAAAAGCATCACTAGTTCCTGGTGCTTACGGAGGTGGTAGAGATATGACTTCTACATTTGATAAACCAGAAGGTGCTTTACCTACAGCATTAAAAGTTATTATAAGCATATCTATGGCACAGAAAAATATAGCTATAGGTGCTGGTGAAATAATTGATTTATTTTACAATTTAGTTAGTGAGCATGATTTTGTTTATAAGTATAACTCTACAGGATTCTATAACTCATTTACTAAAGTAAATCCAAATAATATTTTTAGAACTAAGAATAATGATTCAAATTACTTAGGTTCTTCTTTTCAAACTTTTGATGGGATTAAATATAAAATTAATAATTTATTTAGACCATCTACTATTGCTGTATCAACAGTAAATGAACTTGATGATCCAACAGGACCAAAAGATAATTCTAGATTTAGTTTGGGTGGTACAGTAGTTAATGGAGGTACAGTAGACTTTCTTAACGCTTATATGGAAAACCCTAGATCTGCAGATAAAATTCAAAGTAATATATCTGCATTATATGGAGCATTAAAATTTAATTTTGATAATCAATATGGTCAACTAGATGGTGTAAAACAAATTATGATGAGGGGTTGTGTGGAACTTATTGATCCAGATAAACCAGAAACTTTTAAGTATACATCTAGTCCAATATTTAGTGGTGATGTTTCTATTAATAGATATACTGAAAAGTGTATCATGCCAATCTTTACAAGATTTTTACAAGGTCAACCAAATGGTTATTCTTTTGATTATAGCTTATATGTTAACATACCTTACCCAAGATTTTGGCTTAATTCAACTAAGTTTGATATAAGTGGTATTGCACGTGAGATAGCCACATTAGGTTTAGATCCAGGAAGCTACGCACAAGAACTTCCTACTAATAAATATTATTTAGATAGAGGTTATGATAACTGTCAAAATACAAGTTTATTTGGTAGTTTCTTTGGTGGTGGAAATGATTTAAACCCTGCATGGAATATGGAGTATGCTTACATGTATACACATATCAATGGTATCAATGAGTTTTTTGTAGAATCAGAGATTAATTTAGCATATAGAGATTGGGAAGATATGCCAAGTAAAAGGTTTTATGACCCTTATGAGTTTAATGACTTAGGTGTATTATTCCATCCTGATCAAATTAAAGATGACAATTTCTATAAGTATGATGACTCATTATCTGCTTCTAAGTTCCCAACCCAAATGGGATCATTTGGTCAAGTACAAGCAAGAGATTATGATCCACTAGTTTCAGAGACGTGTTACACTTCATATCCTAAAAGACTAGTATATTCATTACAAGCACAAGAAGAATCAAAAAGAGATTATTGGAGAGTATTTTTAAACAATAATTATAAAGACTTTAAGAATGAGGTAAGTGTTATTAAGCCTATTAACAAAAGCGGTGCATTAATATTTTTCCCATACTTATCACCTCAAATGTTCCAAGGTCTAGATACTTTGAAAACACAATTAGATACTAAATTAACTATAGGTGATGGTGGTTTATTTAGTCAACCATTTCAAAATGTAGCAAATGCAGATGTATCTAATGAGTATGGATCTTGTGAAAGTTTAAGAGGTGTTACAAATACTCCATTTGGTTTATTCTTTATTTCACAACAACAAGGTAAAATATTTAATTATGCCGGTAAGGGATTAACACCAATATCTAATGCGGGTATGAAATGGTGGTTTAATAAATACTTACCATCTAGATTTGTAAAACAATTTCCTGAATCTGAAAATACTCATTGGGTAGATAATCCAGTAGCTGGTGTAGGTTGTCAAGTAATATGTGATGTAGTTGATGATATTGTCTACTTTATGAAAAGAGATTATCAACTTAAACCAGAATATGTTGCAGGTGCTGAGTTTTATAACTATGATGCAAAACCTGTAGGAATAGATGTACCATGGCAAAATAAAAAGCTATTAGTAGATATAGGTGATCCATTATACTTTGATGATTGTTCTTGGACTATCAGTTATGATCCTAAAGCAAAGGCTTGGATATCATTCCATGATTGGCATCCTGAATTAGCTTTACCTAGTATAAATCATTTCTTTACTACTAAGACAACAACTACAACTGTTCCTCAGTGTCCACCGGGTTATAACTTTAATCCTACAACTAATATGTGTGAGATAGGTGTAAATGAAAGTTCACCTGCTCAAGTTATAATAGATAATATAGCAGCTGATATTAGTGGTGGCCCTGTTGCTTGTTTAGTTGATGTTGTAATATCAATGGATGTATCAGGTAGTACAAACCAAAATGGTAGAAGAGCTGCTCAACAAACTTGGATGACTGCATTTTTAACAGATCCGCAGATAACTACTTTAATGAGTAATAGTCAAATGCAAATTGGATTTGTTGCTTGGGATGATGCTTCTAATATAATGGGTATACCTGATGGTAGTGGAGGTACTGTTACAATGAGTCATACTGTAACTGAGACACAAGCTACAAACTTTTTTAACGCTAACTGGTCTGGTAATGGTACTAACGTAGCAATGGGATTAAATATAGGTAATTCAATACTTACTAATCCAGCTAATTCTACATTGGGTGATAGAACAGCAAATCCTAACTATAGAGCTATTCAAATCCTTGTTACAGATACTACTACAGCACCAGGAAATAATGTAGGTGCTCCTTACACTTCTGTAGGCGCTGGTACTGCACCTGCATATCAATTTGTTTATGCAATGTTTTGTGGAGCTAATAGCTCTGCACCACCTAACCCTAATGTATTAGATGATATATCTATGTCATCGGGTCCTGTAAATGTTGATCCATTCCAATATGGTATAGATGCGTCAAATCCAGCAACATTCCAAGCTGTAGCAACAGCAATTGCAGGAGCTGTATGTGGAACAGATTATGATTGTGAATGTCCTGCAGGATATACATTAGTTTATCCTGATTCTAATGGTCTCTTTACTCAATCAAGTGGAACATGTACTGATGTACCAGGAGAAGCACCTATTTGTAGAAAAGTAGAATGTGAGTGTCCAACAAGTACTGTCCCTGGTTCAAGCACAACAACATCAGGCACATGTCCAGATAGTGCTCCTGAAATATTTTTAATAGGTGATCCAGCATGGATTGATCCATCACCATTAATATGTAACTATTTTTATTTTGATAGTACTACACCTAATTATCAAGTGGGTGGTTTTTGGAGACATAATCATAGATGTGATTCATTTGCTAATTTTTATAATGTAGATTATCCATGGGAGATTGATTTAATATCTAACACAGGACAAACTGTAAACACTATAAGAAGTTTTGAGTATCAACTAGAAACCTATGTTTATAAGGGAGATCCTCAGTATAACATGTGTGGTGGTGACAAATGGGAAGATCTTACATTTAATTTTGATGCTGCTATTGTTTATAATAATGATCAAACATCAGGATTACTGGTACTTAATGAGCAACCTGTTAATAGTCCATGGGCTAACCTAGACTATCCTATTGTAACACCAAACAATATAGAGATACTTGTATCTAAAGTTGAACATAAGTTTAGATTTAATCAGTTCTGGGATGTTACAAATGATAGAGGTGAATTTACAAATGCAGAACAACCAATATTTAATACGGATTGTAATGGATATGTTAGACCATTGAATACAACTAATCTTAATTATTTCAAACCTCAAACACAGCGTAAGAAATTTAGACATTACTCTAATCATGTTTTATTACGTAGAAATAATTCTGGTAATAGAAAAATGATGTTAAGATTAAATAATACTAAACTATTACTATCTAAAAGATAATGAAGAAGAAATTTACACATACAGAGAGAAGAGGATTACCTGGAGGACCTAATGAATATGTTACTCATATTAGTGGTTTGTTTAGTGTTGAGGGTTATAAATCAGATAGTCCTGATAAAGACAATCCGTTTAATCTTATTGACTCAGGAAATATCACAATGGAAGGTGTTGAATTTCCAGTTATGGGTATAGATAATCTTGGTAATACGGAAATGATGCTGCCTCAAAACAATTATGAATTTCCTGGTGATATGGTTTTAGAAATACCTATGGCTCAAGATGGTACTGAAACCCCAATGCCAACTCAAATGTTAGATGAGGTTGTAGTTACAGCACCTAAGAAAAAAGAAAGTTTATTTAGTAAAGTAGGTCATGGTGTTTTAGATGGACTTGGTTTAATTCCTGGACTTGGTGAAATAGCAGATGGTGCTAATGCACTTTGGTATCTTGCTCAAGGTGATAAGGTGAATGCGGGCTTATCTGCTGCTGCAATGATTCCATTTTTTGGTTGGGGTGCAACAGCTGGTAAACTTGGTTTAAAAGGAAAAAAAGCTTTAGATGCTGCTAATGCGGCAAGAAAATTATCAAAGGCAGATTTAAATTATGCTAAAAGTTTAGGTTTAGATGTAAAAGATTATAATAATCTAGTTGATCAATATAATGCTGCTAATAAAACATATAGATCAGTAAGCCCTCAAGCTGATGTATTAAATGATATAAACTTTAGAGAGGCTGCACAAAAAGCTGGTGTTGATTTTACTAAAACTGCAACAGATAATACAGACCTTCTTAAATATATGAGTACATCTATACCATATAAAAAATTAGGTAATGTATATACGGATGCTGCAGTTAAAGGTACTAATGATGCAAGATCATTTTTATTCACTTCACCTAATAAAGAATTTACATCTTTTTATGCACCTGATGGGTACATGGCTAAGATGCCTTTATTTACAGATGATATAAATAAATTAAGTATACCGGAAATAACAAACAGACTTAAGTTTGGATCTAGAGCAAGTGAGTATCCGTTTGATGCATTATTAGATAATAAATATATGCAGAATACTCTTAAATCAGGAACAAGGGTTTCTATGCCTCCAGCAAGTAAAATTGGTGTACAAGAAAATACTGTTCAATTTATAGGTAATAGAGGAGAAAGACTTTTTGATCCCAACACGGTTGAAATATTACCAGTTAGAGAAGCACTTAAAAATCCAAATTTCCAAAAAGGTAGAGAGGTACCAAAGAGAAAAGGTGTTAGAAAGAATCCTGATGGTAGTGAGTCAACACATCTTATGGCTACAGAAACTTTTGATGGTAAGAACTGGTTCTCATTTCCAACATTATTTCAAAATTCAGATGGTACTTGGATTGACATGTCTGATAAACCTTGGCAAGAAGCATATGAAGAAGCTAAAAAAAGAGGAGAGGTTATAGAGTTTGGTGCTGATAAAGAAGCAGCAATTAAGTTTGGAGAAGGTTCTTGGAAACCTAAAATGCAAAAAGGTCAAGAGACTCCACCAGAAAAATGGCAGGATACAATTAATTATATTGATCAACAAAAATTAAAAAGAGCAATTGCTCAAGCAGAAAGTTTAAATGGGGAGTTAATGAAAAACCCATACTCTACGGCATCTGGATTATACGGTCAACGTTTTTCAGAACTAGAGAAAGGAAAGTTATATGAAGGTACAAGAGATGAGTTTATAAAAGATATAGATGCACAAAATAGAATATTTGATATGAGGTTGAATGAAGGTGTTAAAGTAAATAAAACAACACCTTTATTAAAAGATGCATTTGATTTAATGAATGAATATAAACCTCAAATAAAAGATTTTGATTTTGATTACTATGATATAATCTCACTATCAAACTTTTTAGGTAGACAAGGTACCAGAGAATTTTTTGGAAATGTAATCAGGGATGGTAAAGATTTATCAGAAGTATTTCCTAATCTATATGGACCTAATGTTAAACAACCAAACAAAACACCTGAAGAATATTTAGGTATTACAAGAAAATATTATAGACAATATGCTGGTGAAATTCCTGTTGTTGCTCAAGATAATACAAGAGTTAATATGCCAGTAATACCTATCATTGATAGAAAACCTGCACCTACCTCACGTTATTCTGATTTACTATTTACAGAAAATGATTTTGATATTATAGGTGATGATAAAGATGAATTTAATCCTTTTAGTACTATACCAATTGATACATTAGAAGTACAAAGAGATAATACAAATGTTGTTGACACAAATATATTACCAGATTATTTACAAAAATATGAAAAGTTAAAAGGACCTGATTTTTCAGATGAGGAGTTTAAAAATATACTATTTGATGTTTCACAAGAGTCTGAGTTTAATGAATATCAAGATCCAGTACTAATAGCTGATTTTATTAAGAAGTCTAATTACTACGCAGAAGGATGGAAAGATATGACAAGTGCTTCTCCTAATGAGGTGAAAGATTTACAAGATGTATTAGTTAGAAAAGGTTATGATGTAGGTCCAACAGGTGTAGATGGAAAATACGGTCCAAAAACATATGCTGCACATAGAGCAATGGTTGATGATATTAATTTAAATCCAAATTCTATATCAAGATATTATAAAAAATATGGTGCAAATAATTCATCTGAAGTAAGAGGTATTCAAGAAAAATTAGTTAAGCTTGGTTATATGGCTGAAACATTACCTAATAAAAATACTACTAGTATTGATGGTAAGTTTGGTGATCAGACTAAAGAAGCATTAGAACGCTACAACACAGAAAATGCAAAAGATGATCCTAAAGCTACAGTCTTTAATGATATTCCAAATCTATTAGAAGAAGATAGATGTGCTGCAGGTATGTGTGTAATACTTGAGAGAAATAATGTTCTTACAGAAGCTATAGGTGTTAAGTATAAGGATGCATGGGATTTATATGAATCTATGGAAAATGCAGATAATAGTGAAATGGTCTATAATATATATGATGATCCAAGATTTAACAGAATTAATGAGGAAACAGATATAAATGATTTAAGAAAGATCACTAGAAATGTAAAAAAAGAATCACAAACAAAAGCTAGTGATTATGCCATAGGAGATATTGTAGGTTTATTTTGGGATGGTTCATCACATCATGCAGAAACATTAAAATCAAAAACTTATAATACACACAGTGGATTTGTTTCTGACATAGTAGATGGTGTTCCTATTATAACACATAATGTAAATGGTAGAGTGTTACAACAACCATATGATCAACTTACTACTGCTTGGATTAGAAGACCAAATGAAGATGTAGAAGTAAGATCTAAATATAATGAAACTGCTGTAACAGAAGCAGATGGTGAAGTACCTAATTATAATGCTATTAATAATCTTCAATTAAGATATAATACTCGGTTTGAGGGAGACCGTTTAAATGAAGTTGAAACCATATTTAAAAGAGCAAAATATAATTCTCATAAGATACCAGAAATTTTAAATTCTGATGTTGATCAAGATTGGCTTGAGTCAGCAACAGTTGCTATTACAGGTGTTGAGTCAGGTATAGGTTTGAATGCACCAAGAACTGTAGAAGAAGCTAGAGATGATTACTTTGGTTTAAAAGGTATTGCATATGATATTAAAGATAAAAAAGAATCAGATATATCATTAGGTGTAGGAAAAACTAAATTTGCTTCTCTAGATAAATTTGCTAGAGAATATTTTGATATAAATAGTCCAAAAGATTTAGCTAATGATACAAAAGCAGTTGACGCTATAAGTTATACTCTTACTAAAAACTATGAGTTATTTAAAGATTATGCAGAGCAGTATCCAAGTTTAGGTTTAACTGAAGAGGACATTAAAAACATGGCTGTATTAGCATATAATCAAGGTAGTAATAGACTTATAAATACTGGTAGAGTAGATGATACCCGTACACCTGAAGAAGAAGTAGAAGCACTAAGATCATTGTATAATGCTACCCTAGCGGATAGAAGTTCTACTAACTATAGATTTTTACCTGAAATTGTGTATGATGTTGCTTTAGCTACTGGTATAGAAGAAGAGTCACCAAGTTATATTAACAAGGTTAATACATATATAAATGATTTATATCCTTCACAAGTAGCTGATGCTGGTGTTAATATAAATAATCAACCTCCTAGAATTTTAGCAAAAGGTGGAGAGTATGGTATATATAAAAATTACATTGAAGGGTTATATGATGGCACTGACAAAATACAATTTGCAGAACATATATATGATAAACTAAATAGGAGACACTATAAACAAGCAAAAAATGCAGCAATGGCTGCTCCAAACTTTATAATGACAAACATAATTAAGAATTCTTAAACCATAAAGATTAGCGAATCTCCTTAATTATTTGTATATTAATAATATAATATGATGAACGTGGATTTAAACAAAAAAAGTGTAAAACAGCAGGGTGGTCAGCAAATGATTCCTAATGAACCTGGTATGCAACAGCAACCGCAGGTTGATCCACAGGTTATGCAAATAGCTGAAATGTTCAACCAATCAATGGAATCTGGCCAAAGACCAGAAGAAGTTGTTGTTATGCTTATGGAACAAGGGGCTGATCAAAATATTATAGGTCAAGCACTTATGCAAGTAGGTATGGCTCAAGAAGATGTAGTTGTTATTTTTGAAAACGTACAAAAAATGCAACAACCTAAACCACCTACAGCTGAACAAATTACAAACAATCCACAACAACTGGCTAGAGAAGAAGAGATGCAAGAGGATTCACCCAATATGGATATACCTATTGATCCTATGGAGATGGCTAAATCAGGTATTGAAATTAAGCCTGAGAATAAAGGTAAGTTTACTAGATGGGCCAAAGCACGTGGTATGTCAGTTGCCCAAGCATATAAAAAAGTATTAGCTAATAAAGAAAAGTTGAACCATCTGCTTTGGAAAGAATGCAAGCTAAACTTCGTGGCTTAATGAAAAGAGACGAAAGGGCATCATCTATGACTCCAGAAAATTCACCTCTATTCTGGGGCACAGAAGCAATGGGTGGTATTCCTGAAGGATATGCACTAAATCCATTACAAACAATGGAGTTTAGAGATGTAAATCAAAATGGTATTGAAGATAGGGAAGAAGGCCTATATATAAAAAGAGATTTAATACGTAAAGAAGATTTACCTAAAGGAAACCCAATAGGAAGGTTTATTGAAAGTATAGGAACTGGTATACCTTTGCCTACGGAGACTCCGGGTAAATATGCTCAACCTAAATTACAAGGTGGGGGTGACAATTATGATGCAGTAAAAGCTGCAATGCTACAGACAGATAAAGTAGGTGCTGATATGCAAAATCAATTGGCATCTTTTATGAGTCAAGTTAATTTTGTTGATTCAAGTAAACCTAAAGAAAAAGACAATAGAAACTTTATTGACAAAGGACAAGATGAAGGCGTATTAAATCCAGGACCACTATATGTAAATCCAGCTATATATAATAATAACAAATTTAATCTAGGCAAAGCAGCAAATGTTTTATTAGAGGGTTATGAAAATATGTTTAGCGGTAAGGATAAAGATGGTGATGGTGTCAAAGATGGAAGTTTTAGAGATTGGAGAGGTAAGGCTATAAAGAATAAGTTAGATAAATATAGAAATGCAACTTATACTATAAACTATGATGGTAGTGAGGAGAACATCCAAGCTATGAAAGATTTTCAAACTCAATTCATGTATGAAAATCAAGATTCAACACCAGAAGAGTTAATTGAAAATACAGCAAAATTTACACAACAAGGTTTTATTGATGGTTTAGACAGTTTAGATTTAGATCCTAAAATAAAAACTTTTTTAACTAAAAGTACTGAAGGAATGTCTGACGTTGCAAAACAGGCATATAATGATCTTAAAGCTAAGATATTAAAAGACCGTGGTATAGAAATAGAAGAAGATACTTCAACAGTGGTAGAAGATACTACAGTTAATGAGACTGATCCTAATTTTATAGGACCACCAGAAGCTCCAACTGATGAAGATATAGTAATTAGATATGGTGCTGAGGTATTACCTAAAGCATTATTTGGTTTTGGTAAAAGGGCAAGACAAGCTAAACAAAAGATAAAAGAAGATCCAATATCATTTGCAAGATTAATGGCAGGAGATGTTACAGCTGCAACTGCATTTATGCAAACAGGTGGTGCACCATTTGCAAATCAAACACTTACTTTTCAAGAATGGTTTTTGCAAGATCCTGTAACTAGAAGTGGACCAAATGCTCAGCAAGAGTATGAAGCTTATGTTCAACAACAAGAAGGTCCACAATTAGGTCCTGTACAAACAGATACACCTTCATTAGAAGATGCAAATCAGAATACAAATACTGGTACTTATTCACCACAGTTAGATAAAGATGGAGATGGTATTCCTGATTATATAGACATTGATGGTGGTGATGGATCAGGACAAGGTGCCCCAGGTACTTTAGGTGCTCCAGAAGCTGCTCCAGGTACTGCAGGTGCTCCTTCTGCGGAAGAATACTATTCAAGAATTAACAAACCTGAGCTTGATGTAAATACAGGAGGCTTAAAAGGATTTTTAGATAGAGTTAAGAACAGCACTGTTGCTACAGCATTTGGTGATGTTTCTGATTTTGCTGTTAAAGCAGCAGATGTAGTTAATGATTACTTTGATCAAAAAGCTCAAGAAGAGGCAATGGATGATTTAAGAGTAAGCTTATCTGCAGATAATATATATGGTACAAAAACAGATGCCTTTAATAAAAGAGGAACGTTTGATGTAAACACAGGTATAATGGGTAGTGAAGGTGACGCAACTACTGGATTATATCTTACAAAAAAAGGTGGAGAGTTTAAACCACATATGATGTATGATCCTAAAAATGGTAAAGGGTATATGGCTAATAAGATGGAGGATCATTTAAGAATGAAAGAAATGGGTTACCTACATAAAGAAGAGTTAGGCAAAGCTAAACAAGGTGGAGAAACAGTTAGTGTTGATTCAGCAATGTTAGCAAAACTAATTGCAGCGGGAGCTGACATAGAAATGTTATAATTATGGCAAAAATTAAAATAAATAAATTACCAAAAGGATTTAAGTTAGTTGACGGCAAAGTAGTTGAAGACAAGCTTATGCAACGTGGTGGTGGGCTTACATCTGGTGATCAAGCTGATTATGGTTTGGTCACAACTCCAGAACAATATTATGGTCTTACAAATTTTAACAACACACAAGATGAGACTGTGAGATATTCTTTAGGTGCTGTACCTAGAGATGAAGCTAATTTAGAAGCTGAAGGTGGAGAAACTGTATTAACAGATTTAAATAATGATGGTATGTTTGGTCTTTACAATATTACAGGGCCAAGACATAACAGAGGTGGAGTACCAATGTTTTTACCAGAACAGTCTTTTGTTTTTTCTGATACAAGAGCTTTAAGAATGAGTCCTGATGAAATGCAAGAGTTTGGTATAGGTGGTAGTAGAAAAACGCCAGCTGCACTTTCTAGACGTTTTGGATTACAAGATTATTATGCTGAATTAGACTCACAGTATGCTGATGATATTTCTGCAAGAAGTGCAGAGCTTATGTTACAGAAAAATATGGGAGATCTATCTAAGCTTGCGTTTATACAAGAAGCAAAAAAAGATTTCCAAGATGGTGTACCATTAGCATCATATCCATACTTAGCATCTATAGGAGAAGACCCTATAGCATTTACAGCTAAGATGGAGGAGATATCAGAACAAAAAGCTCAAGAAAGAGCATTCCAAGCTTTACCGCCTGAACAACAACAACAGATATTAATGTTGCAAGAGTTTATGGCACAACAGCAAATGCCACAACAAGGTATGCCTCCACAAGGTATGGGACAACAAATGCAACCTCAACAACCAACAGAACAACAACAAGAGTTGGGTATGGCAATGGCTAATAATGATATGCTAATGACTGCTCAGTTTGGTAATGAAATGGGTGATTTCTTAGGTCAAGCTGGTTTAACTAAATATCAAAAGAAAGGTGAGACAGCTTCTCAGTATGCTAAAAGAAAAGGACAAAGTTGGCCAGAAGGTGCAAAAGATCCAACATTTGATGGTAAAGTATGGCAGTTTCCAGATGGAACACCACCATTAGACAAACAAGCTGCAAGAACTTTAGCTATAGCAGTTGCAACTGGTAGTCCAATACCACCTCAGTATATGAAAAATACTGATGCTTCTGATAATACCGAATCATCTACACAAGATGAAGAAGTAACCATTAATGAAAATGAAGAACTTAATGTTGATGATCAAACTGTAGAGGTAAAAGAAACTGAGAAAGTATCTGAAAACCAAGCTGATAAAGTTGAGTCAGGTAACAATCCATTTAAGGAAGGTTCAGCTAATTATAAAAAGCATAATGAGTATGTAAATGGTGGATATACACCTACTATTATAACAGAAAACGGTAAGAAAAGAGTTAAATATGTTAGACCTGCAACAGAGTTTGATTATAGTCAATATCAAGACAGGCTTAAAAATGTAACAAAGACTGAAGTTAAAGGATCAGATGGTAAAACATATTCTGTTTATTCTGATGATGTAACTGGTCAGCAGCAAATAACTAATGAGTCTGGTGCTGCTATATTTATACCAGGATTATATTCTGCATCTGATTCACCTGTTACACAATACAGTAATAAATACGGATTTGGTTCTGATGAATTTTTTAATGAAAAATCAGAAGAAGATTTTTATTTTAGAAACAAAGCAATTATTGACAAAATTCCTGACTTTCAATTTAAGATGGTTAGAGATGCTGATGGGGATGGAAAGACTGATCAAGCATATATTGATAACTGGAGTAAGTTTCAAAACGCATATGAGGATGAGCGTAAGAAATATATGGAAGCTCAAGGTCTTACTTATATTCCTTACTTTATTTCTGATGAAGAGTATAAAGCTAATCCAGAAAAATATGATAAGGATGGAGATGGTAAGATAGATGATGACTTTAAGAAAAGAAGGCTAGATGGAAAAGCAGGTGTATTTACTATAAATGCTCCTGGTTTTGATACAGGTTATGAGCCTGGAGATACACAGTATTTAGATATACCAGATGATCCAACTAAAATACCACCACCAAAAAATGCACCACTTCCTCCAAGAGAATGGTGGCAGCAGGACATTAATAATTTATTGACTCTTAATGCAATAGATGATGAGTTGTTTTTACCGTGGGCTCCTGAGTTAGAAGATCAAAAGATAGATTATGTATTAGATGACTATACAGGAAGAGTAAATGCTAATCTAGCAGCTCAGAATGTAATGGCTAATGCACTAGGTGCTTATGGTCCACAAGCTATTGCTAGAAGTGATATACAAGGTAAAACTTTAGATGCTAATGCAAAAGCTATAAATCAAGTTAATCAGAATAATGTTAGAACAATGAACCGTGTTGCAGCTTTACAACCTCAGCTTGATATGAAAGTTGATATGGCAAATGCTAAAACACAAAAAGGTTTATATGATGATACTGTAACTGCATTACAACAAGCTCAGAATTTTGATAATTGGAAAACTGCTAAGTATAATGAATTGTATAATACAGGATTGACTAATGCAGCTAATACTTACAACCTCAATACTTTATATGATACTTATAATGTAGATCCAAGGTCTGGTGGTTATGTAGAGTTTACTCCTGATGGTAGAATGTTATATAAAGATAGTTCAGCTGATCAAGAACAAGTTAGAATTGAAAGACTAAGAAAGCTTGAGGAATTATTTCCAGGTAAAGCTGCTGAAAATTATCCTTTAGTATATGGTGATGTTCCTGCAGCTACAGAAGGTATGACAAGAGCTCAAGTTGAGGCACAACGAAGAGGTGGTTTCCCATCTTATAGTCCAACGGGTAATGTTAATGTAAACCAAAGTAAGAAAGGAACAGAAGTAAAAAAGAAATATAGAAAAGCATTCCCGTTTTCAGTGGGACAGATGGGTTATTAAACTTAAAGAGTTTACCCTCAATGCTTTGTAAACTTATTAAATAATATTAATTTTGAATTATGAGTACATACATCAAAGGAGCAGATACTTATTTACCAGAAATTAAACCGTTTACACCGGATTATAAATTTCTGTCTGCCGTGCTTGATACAAGGCAGGATAGGTATGATACTAATTTTAAAGCAACAAATGATTTATACAATAAAGTTGTGTATGCAGATCTATCTAGACAAGATACTAGAGATAGAAGAGATCAGTATGCAGAACAGATAGCACCTCATATTGAGAAGATTTCCGGAATGGATTTATCTATTGCAGCTAATGTAGAAGCTGCTAAAGGTGTTTTTGCTCCTTTTTATGAAGATGACCTTACTGTAAAAGATGTAATGTTTACAGCAGCTTACAGAGATCAAATGCAACGTGCTGATAATCTTAAGAACTCACCTAATGTAGATGTTGCAGATAAATGGTGGGATGTTGGTGTTAGAGCTATGCAATATCAAATGGATGAGTTTATCAATTCATCTGCTGATGATGCATTAAGACAAGGATTACCTGAGTATGTTCCTGATGCTGATTTATTTAAGATGAGTCAGAAGATTTTAGAAGAGATGGATCCTCCTTTAAAGATGAAGATGGATAGGTTTGCTATAGTAGATAACCCTAACTTTAATCCTAATAAACCAGAAGGTCCTGATAATTTAAGAAAGATAAATAATACTGACTGGATTATAACTGAACAAAATGGAACATTAGTTACAGGAGCTGCATTACAACAAATTAGAAATAGGTTAATGAATCATCCTAATGTACAAAGAGCATATCAAACAGAAGCTTATGTTATGGGTATGGACTTTGCTACAGATGCAGTAAAGAATGGGGCTGCTTCAAGTTTAAAAGCAGGTCAAGAAATGTGGGCTAATGAAACTATCAGAAGAATTACCGCTATAAATGATAAGAAACTACCACAAGCATTACAAGATTTAGCAGCTGCAGAACGTGCTGCTGTAACCTGGGATAGTTACAAATTAACTAATGGTTTGGTACCGGGATCTGAAATAGATCAACTTCATGATGAAGAACTTTCTGATATAGAAGCTTATAAGCGTGATATAGAAAATATGAAAAAGATTCAGGAAGAAGGAAACTTACCTGCGTCAGATAGTTTAGCTGGTACTCTTAACAGAGCTTATAGTATGCTTATGCAACATGATATTATGAATGATATGATGGAGTCAGCTCAAGCATTTAGTGCAAGAGACTATGAGTATACAATGCGTGAAAACCAATATGCTGTAGATGAAAAAAGGCATTTGTATGACATGGCAGAAATTAAAGCTAGAGCTATAAATGCAATGAATCTTGAAAAGTTTAAGCAAGATAGAGAAGACGCTAGAATGCGTGAAAAAATTGCAAGAGAAAATGCAGCATTAAATAATCCTTTAAATGCAGCCCTGCAAAGTAATAATGTTACTGTTGGTGATGCACAAAGTATTGATGTTGCAACTAAAGACGGTGAGGCAACACAAAATGTTGATATGATTCAGCGTACTAATTCTCAATATATAGAAGCAGATCAAAAACTAGCAACAACACAGGTTGATGATATTTTGAATATGATGCAGCTAATGAATCCTAAAGGGGATAATAGCTCACAAGATCAAACTTATGGTATTATGTTACCTGGGGATGAACCAGGTACTGTTGAAGAGTATAGAGGTACAATACAAAACATAAAACAAAAACTTCTTACACGTAATACAACTACAGTTGATGGTGAAGAAGTACCAGGAGATTTCAAATACCGTAATGTTATTAGTGATATCTTTACAGATAAGAATAACGCTTTTGTAGATACTAGACTGCAAACAAAGAACAACCCTAATTTAACTTTAGGTCCTGAAGGTCAAACAATGTATGATGACTTGTACAATAAAATGAATGGTCCAGGTGGTACTCTAACACAAATGAAAGGTGTTGACGCTTTTATTACAGATACTTATGAGAAGTATGAAAAAGTATATAATGATGAGATAGTACAACTAGTACAAACTGAAGATAAGCATGTTAAAAATCTTATGCAAAATGGTAACATGCCAGGTTTATTTGTAAACGGTGTACCATTTGCAAGTAAAGCAGAATATATTGACTATGTTGTAAAAGGTGTTGAAAAAGGTGAAATATTAAATGTTGATTTAGATTGGAAGTGGGACACAGGAACAAATGATACTAATTATAAAATTCCTGCAACTCAAACTGTATACTATGAATATGGTGTAGATGAAGTACCTCTTTACAATCCAGATGGTTCTCGTAAGTATACAATAGATATGAGTGCTATAGAGGATGAAGCAGGTATGGTTTATGATGCTTTGAAAAGTAAACTTAACGCTAAATTAACAGGACAGCTAGGAGACAATTTTGTTGGTGGTGATTTTAATTCTGCTAGATATGGCTTTGGTGGTGCATACAGTGATGTTGTAAGTAGCCCAACATACAACTATTCTCTTAATCCTTTAACGAGTAATCCAGGTGCTGAAGCAGAGATGATTAATTTAGTTAATCAGTTGAATTATCTTGAGAAAGATAATAAAGCATATGGTATTGGATATGGTAAATTAAATAAAGAAAAAGAGCTTTTAGAAAAAAATCCTTTGGCTGTTAAAGTTTGGAGTTTATATAAAGAAGATCTACAAACTTGGTATGGTAATCCTAAAAGATCTAATACTGATGCTATAGCTCCTGTTGCAACATTAAGATACAAGCCTGTATTTGATATAGCAAGTAAAGCAGATAAGACACATGCTGGTTATGAGATTGTATTTTCTCCAGAGTGGTTAGCATCAAAAGTAAAAGGACCAGCTAGTGGTGAGTATGGTGCATTAACATCAGCTGATGTAAAACAATTGCAGGGTGTTGGTGATGATAATGAAGGTGCAGGTATCTTTATGGTTTATGATCAGAACTTTGATCAAAACATGAAAAGTAATAATACATCTTTTTATTCTCCTACAGAAATAGATATTGTATCAGGTACTAATGGTTATGCTGATTATACAATACCAAATGATAATGGTATTACCCCAACAGTACAATATAGAGTTATTAAGAATGGTACTAATGACTATGTATTAAATGCTGATGTAAATATGTATATACCTTATGAAGAAGGTGTTGAACGTCAAGGTGATTACCGTACACAATCTATAACTTACAATTTTGATATGAGCCAAGGCTTGCGTGGTTTAGAAGAACAAATGGCAAACCAAAGAGCATATTTTGATCAAGTTAGATTACAAAACCAATTGCAACGTAAAAGAGATGAAGCTCAATACGGCAACAAATAAATAAGAGACAGATGGAGAATCAATCTAAAACGCCATTAAATAGCGCTATTGAACAATCTCAAAGACCTGCCCCACAGAGTATTATACCTGAAGGGCAGTTCAAGTTTACCCCTATTGAGGAAATGTTTGAAACCCCAGAGGAGATAAACACTAAGAATGTTCTTGCAGATCCAGATTTTTATGCTGGTTTAAATGCTGCAAAGCCAATGATTGATAAGTATGGCATTAATGCTATGGCTAGTTTAGGTGTTGCTCCAAGCTATTCTTCAGATACATTTAATCCAACAGACCAAGAGAAACCATTAGATGTTTATGATGTTGCAGGAAACATGAAAGCTGGAATGACTTTAACTCCAAAGTCTCAGGCTGAACTTCCTGTTTCTCCTACTTTTTCTGGTGCAAGGCAAACTCAATTTATGAGATACTATGAGCATCCAGAGTTTGATGATTTAGGATATTCTCCTACTTCAAGTATGGAAAACTATTATAACGCAAACTCAACTATTTGGGATGACTTTACTAGAATGCGTAGTCAATGGTGGAGTGTTGCAGCAGGTGGTTTTGCAAGTGTGTATAATTCATATGGTAGCTTATTTAGTGGAAATTATTTAGAGCCAGATTTAGATGGTGCTAGTGAATACGCTGATGCTATGGGTATTATGTCTAGTTCAAGAGATGGAGCATTAGCATTTACAAATAATTTATTTGCTAACTCTGCATACACTATGGGTATTATTGGATCTGTAGCATTTGAAGAACTTTTATTAGCAGGAGCTACATATCTTTCTGGTGGTAGTGCTGCACCTGCAGCTGTAGCTAGAACAGGTTTTAATATTGCAAAACTAGGTAAAGCAATATATAGAATAAAAGATATAGGTCAGTATTCACGCAAAATTTTACAACAAGCAAGAAACTTAGAAACTGCAAGAGATTTTTGGACTGCTGCTAAAAGTGGTGGTAAAGTAGTAGCTAATGGATTAGGTAATGCGTTTACTCCAAATACTGTAGCAGCAATTAAATCTTTAAAGACAGCAAAGAATACAGGTCAAAACTTATCTAATATGGCCAAAGCATCTGTTGCTTTTGGTGGATTCTATAGAGATGTCCAAATGGTAAACCTTGCAATGGCAGAAGCTAAGCTAGAGTCAGGTATGGTATACAATGATGTAATGGCTCAAGGTATGAATGACTTGAGTGCACAAAAAGGTGGTAAAGCATTAACTGAAGAAGAAGTAGCAAGAATACAACGTAGTGCAGATAAGGCACAATTTTACACCTTAATGGCAAATGCTCCATTAATTTATGCAAGTAACTGGTTTGTGTTAGGTACTGCATTGCGTGGATTCAAAGGTGCCATTACTAAATCATTAGGTAATACTTTTGCTAGTGGTGTACAAAAAGGTATAGTTAATACTGCTGGTAAAAAAGCAGTAGATAGTGCTGGTAAAAAGATTTTAAATCCTTTTAAAAATGCTGGTACAGGTTGGAAAGGTTTTACAGCAAAAGTAAAAGCAGGTGGTTGGAGAGGTTTAGCTGGCTCAGGTGCATTAGCAACTTTAGATTATTTTGCTGCAAATGTTGCAGAAGGTGTTCAAGAGATTGGTCAAGAAGCTATATCAGCAGCAACTAAAGGTTATTATGGAGAAGTAATAAAAGATCCTACTGCAGGTGGCGAGGCACTACAAAAAGAAATGATGTTGTCTGCAATGGGTAGTCAATTTTCAGAAGAAGGTTTAGAAGTATTTATGTCTGGTTTCTTAATGGGTGGACTTGTATCCTTACCTCAAAAATTATTCTTCCAAGGTGTTCCAGCAGTCTATAACTATGGTTTATTTGGTATGGGTACCAAAGCACAAAAAGAAGCCTATGCTGAACATAAAGCTAATAGAGAAGAGTTTATAAATAATCTTGTTAAAGTATACAATGAAGCATGGAATAATCAATCAATTGATCCAACAGAAATGCTTGATCCAAATAAGATGAACTTTAATATACAAAAGGAAGTTGCTGAAAACATGAAGCAAAATGTATATTCTAAAGATTTATTTGGTTTTATTGATCAAAAAGATTTTGCTAAGTTCCAACAATACTATACAATATTTGCAGGTGGTAAGTCTGGTGCTTTTAGAAATCAAATAGAAGCATTTCAAAAGTTATCTGATGAAGAATTAGCAGAAGCATTTCCTGAGTTAACCAAAGATGAGATCAAAAGTGGTAAAGCACGTGAGCGTTTGCAGGACACTCTTGACCGTATGGATAAAGCAGAGAAAATGTTTTTTGAGGTTGAAGAAAAGTTCCCAAATCCTTTTGATAAAAAGAAGTTCAATAGAAAAACTCAACCACGTGAGTATGAGCAAGAAGCATATAGACAAGCTGCATATGAGCATGCTAAGTATTTATATATGTTTACTAATAGCACGTTTATTAGAGCAACAGAAAGAGCAAATGATTTATTTAGTAGACTAGAAAGTGAGCCTTTGTTTGATGGAATGGCTGCTAAAGACTTAACTGTACTATTAGATGTTGACTCTATTGATAGAGAAATAACATTGTTAACAGCAGAGATTGCTGCTACAAAAGGGGCTGATACAGGTATTGGAGAAACAAATAAAGTAAAAGCTGAAAAGATAAAAAGACTTCAAGCTTTTAAAAAGTTTGTTAGTGATCCTAAGTTTACAAAGAAAGATGGTTCTTTTGATAGAAGAAGAATGAATGCTTTAAGAAGAGAGTTTAGAAATTATGTTAGATACATGGCTTCTACTTCTGGTGCTTTTGTAAGTGAAGATGCTATGAATGAAGCTCTTGACATGATAGTAGATTATGGTGCGTTAAAAGGTAGACAGAAGACCTATTATAAAGCATTGGAGTATTTGGGTAACCCAGAAAGAATAGCAGAAATATCTGATAGACAATATCAAGTAAACAAAGAGTTAGGTGATAGACGTGCTGAGTTAGTTAGAGAAGCAGCAGAACAATATACAGATATTATTGAGGCTAATGAATTAATAAACCAACTAGGAAAGCTTGGTATATATCCTGATTTAGTACAGGTAAGTGCATTTCTTAAAACTGGAAATGCAGATTACTTAACAGACTTTTATGATGATTATGGTTATGTAGATCCCAAAAACAATAAAGCAAGGTATGATCAAATAGAAAGACTTTTAAATGCTTACAAAGAAACAAGAAGAGAAAAACAAACAGAACAAGCAGAAAAAACTGAAGAGGATATTGCGTCAGAAGCAGCGGAAGAAACGAGAACAGCTTTAGATCAAATTCTTGATGATGCTGGTTTGCCTCCTATAGATATTGATAGTAGTAGGATAACACCTATGTTAGATGAGATCCTAAGAAATCAGTATAGAAAATATGCAGCTCAACAGGCATTGCTAGATGGTGAACCTCTTAGTCCAGAAGAATGGAATAATAGTAAGCAAGCTAAAAATATTAAAGCAACATTCATTGCAATGAAAAAAGTTTGGGCAGCTGGACCAATGACAGCTGATCCAAATGGTAATGTTATGTATAATAAGCCTATAGAAAAACAGTTCTTAGAAACTGATGAGGGCTTTGCAGAGTTTTTATCTACTCCTGATAGATTGGCACAAACACCAATTTTAACAACTATATTAAATCAATCTGACTTAACGTTAAATGATTTTGTAGAACTAGAGGATATAGATGTTACAGAAGGTGAGGCCTTCCAGGGTAATCAAGCACAAACTGTATATAAAGAAGGACAAACTGCTAATGTTATTGAGTATACTATCATAGATCCTCAAACAGATGCAGTAACTAAACAATACCGTATACTAGATAAAAAAGGTAATGAACTATCTAAGGAACAAATAGAATTCTTAGATAGTAATTATGGATCTGTGTTTGGAACATTCTTAGATGCGTCAAGAGCAAAAGAAGCATTAGTAATGGGTCTAGATGCAAATGTACCTGATTCAGCACCGTTTGCTTTTGATGGTGTTACTGACTTACATCAAGGTATGCAAATAATGAAAGATGGTATTAAATATATTATCTTAAGTACTCCTAAGCAAGCAGCAAAAGGTGTATTAAGAATTATTGATGTAACCAAGAAAAACGGAACTAAAAAAGAAAAAGATAAAGCTACTGTAAAAGTATATCCTGGGCAGTTTAACGGATCATATATACCTATTGTTGCTGATTTTAGTTTATTATCAGACAACGTTAGTAGAATCAAAAGTCAAGATTTATTTACTATGTATCCTCACGTCAATTATGGTGGGGTAACTGATTTGGATGAGCGTAGAGCTATTTTAGCACAAGCTAAAGAAAGTTTTAATTATATTATGACACAACTATCTCCAAAACAAATGGAAAGTTTAGAGTTAGTTGTTATGCTAGATCCAAAAGGTGGTACACTAACGCAAGATCAATTGGCTGTTGAAGACATTGCTGGTAATAAATATGGTGAGTCAAATCCTTTAATTAAAAGATATAGAAGTAAATATTACATAGGAGTTAGATTGGGTAGTGAAGATCTAAGACAAGAGCTTCTTGCCAATTGGCCTGAAGATATAACACCAAGTATTAGCTCTGATGGTGTCTTTGGTTATATAAATACAGATGCATACTCAATATTTGATCAAGAAACAAGACAAGAAGTTGATCCTAGAAATATTAATTCTAGACAAGCTTCTAATACTGTTTTACCTATTAAGTCTAATGAGTTAACTAAAGATGAAAAGTTAGAGGCTGTTAGAAAAGCCTTTACATTAAATGCTTTAATTAGCCAGACATTTGACTCATATGATTTTACTGATGGTCCATTATATTTTCAAAACGGTACACTACCATTTACAATTGAACTAGATGTAAAAGGTGGAAGAGTTGCTTTTGATAAAAAAGATAAAAAGCTAGATGCACTTGCTTATAACACAGCAGATGATGCAGGTAATATTTTTGTTTTTAACTTAAGAGCCAATCCTGAAGTGGGCGGTATTAGAACTCTAGATTATAATACAACAGCACAAGGAGATGAAAGGGTGAAGTTATTTGATGATATCATGGCTGGTTTAGAGTTACAAAATCAAAGTAATATATTAAGTGGTACTGATAGATATGTTGCTATTGTAAAATTACCAAATGGTAAGTATGCTAAAGTAAATCTTAAACCTACTACTTTAACAGACCAAGAAAGAAATGCTTTATTTGTTAAAGTTGTAGATAAAGCAATAGAAGTAGGTAAGATTACTGATGAAGCTAAAGCAACAGAAGAAGCATATGATTTTAATAATAAAACAGATGTTGAAGATCTGTTTATTAGTTCTATACCAGGAAATCACATTGAGCTAAAAGTTGGAAAGGACGGTAGTATATTTTTCTCATTAGATAATAATCAACTTGAAAAGACTGTAAATGTAGGTCTTACACCTGAAGAAGTAAATTCAACTGATACACAGCAAGAAAAGTTAGAAACCCTTATTAGTAGATTTAATGAGGATCCTGCTGTTAAAGCTGCAAAAGCGGTTCTTAAACCAAAGAACTTTAGAAGAACATTTAGCAATGAAGCTAAAGCTGAAACTATAGTAGAAAACTCTACAACACAAGTTGATCCAAAAGTTATAACAGGACAAACTATTATTGTTGGTGCTAGCTCAGAAGCATTACAAAGTGCGGGTAATGTACCTTTTATTCCTAGATCTAAAAGACAAAAAGTAGAAAGCCAAGAGGAAGTAGAAAATAGTAAAAGACCAGAAACTGCAGAAGAAGCAGAAGAAAGTGTATTAGATCAATCTGATGCAGAGTTTAATGATAATTTATCAAATGATTTTGCAGATAATCAAGAGAGTATTGATCATTTAATAAATAAAATCTTAAGAGGTGAAGAACTTTCTCCACGTGAAGAGGAGATGATGAACAACTCTGTTATTGCAAACAGTGTTAATTTCAAAGTTGCAACATTGGGTGGTCCTGGTTCTATGAGTACTTCAACTGAAACTCCAAAGAAAGAAACTAAATTAGATGAAGTAAAAAGAGATATAGCAAACTTAGAAAGAGAACTTACAGAAGGTTTATCTGGAAAAGAAAAGTATAAAGCTTTAGATGAAAGTAAAGAATATCAAAGACTTCTAAAACTACGTAAGTCATTAGAAAGTGGTGCTAATAAACTTATTGGTGCTACTACAGAAGTACAAAGAGTAGAAGACTATAATGAATTCTTAGATTGGGCAAGTGAAAATCTGCCTGATAACTTCTCTATAGAGGATCTTACTACTATAGCGGACAATGGTGTAAACGCAGGCTACCAAAGAGTTGGTGCTTTTGTTTTAAATCTTAACCGTATAGCAGGAGGCATTACAGTAGATGGTGTAATCTACACTAGTGCAACAAGTCCATTTAAATATCATGAAGCTTTTCATGGTGTATTTAGAATGTTGCTATCACAAGAAGACATAAATAAATACAGAAGGATTGCTAAAAGAGAAGTAAAAGCTAAATACGGCAATAAATACAAAGAGACTCTAGAAAGATTTAGAAACAGCGCTGAGAAGTATCAGGGTATGACTCAAGAACAATTAGAAAATGAGTTTGCTGAAGAGTACATGGCAGATGAGTTTGAAAAGTTCAAGATGAATCCTAAGTCTAGTAAGACAGATGCAGATGTAAAGAATCTATTTACTAGAATTATTGAGTTTATAAAAGCAGTATTCTCTAGATATACTACTAATGAATTACAAACACTATTTGAAAATATAGATTCAGGTAAGTATAGAGATGCTAATCCACAGACAAATGAGTTTACAACGTTAGATGATAGTCTAAGTGGTAATATGAGTATTGCCAATGCATTAATTAGATATGATTCTAAACAAGAGACTAGAACTGGTAATGATGTAGGATATTTATATTTAGATACAGATATAGCAGATACTATAGTCAGATCTATGGCAGCTATGTTTGTAAAGCAAGTACAAGATTTAAAATTATTAGGGGAAGATCAATTTAGCCCACAATCAATGATGGATGATCTTTTACTAGAATTCAGATTATTATATGATACATCTAGTATACACAATGCTGGTATACAAGGACCAAAAAGAGAGGTACTCCAAACAATTGAAGATGCTTTCAAAACATATCCAGAAGACATTAAAAAAGAAGTACTGGCATTAGTTAACATTATTGCAGATATGCCTGCAAATAAAGAACTAAGAATAGAGGATACTGAAGACACATTAGGATTAAGATCTGTTAGTGAGTTTGATAAAGATGCTTCTATGATAGGTGGGTTTAATTCTCTAAGTTTTAAACTGCGCTCATACATTGCTACTACAACTATGGCTGAGACAGACTACTTTGGTAATAAGACATTAGCAAATGGTCAAGAGTTAATTGTTCCAGTTAAATTTAATGAAGTCTATAATGGTTTACTAAAAGCTGTAAAAAATACAGAGAGCCATGTGGGTATGCTAAAAAGAGCATATTCTTTTTCTAGATTAAATCCTCAAATGAAGGCTGTTGTTGATAGACTTTTAAATGATGTTGGTGTAACACCAGAAGATTTAAATTCTGATGCTCCATTGGCTAATATAAAAGATGGTGCTTTATTACAGTCAATATTAAAAGGTTTTCAAAATAGTAGACTAGATTACATATTTGTTGAAAGAGATAGTAGCGGTGGTATACTTATTTATAAAGCTACGGATAGAGATAATGTTAATTCTCAGTTAGACCAGTGGTCTCAAGCTTATATTAATAGAAGAAAATTATATACCAGTGATCCAAATAGAAAGATACGTTTAGTTGATCTTGTAAAATCCATACAAGAAGATATGGACTCTGACACAGGAAGCTTTGTGGATATGCAGGCAAAATCTAAAAACTATACAGAAAGGCTTTTTGACTTAACTGGTTTAAGAATCAGCCCTCTTTATATGTTATATACTTTAGGTCAGACTATACCAGCAGCAAATAGAGATCCTCAAACACAAATTCTTATTGATGGTTTTTCTGAGCAGTCACCAATGTCATATACATTATTGACTGAATTAAATCAGGCTTTCCAACAAAACAGAAATATATTTTCTAAAAGCCAAGCAGGTTTATCTTCTAGACTTGCAACACTAGCTGTTCAAAACGCAGCATTTGATGAGTCAGTTGGTGCTACGTCTTTTGTTAATCCAAACAATGATTTGGTTTTTGCTCATCAACTACCAACGTTGCATACTAGAGCAATACAAAGTTTGAATAATGAGGAAACAATAAAGAACCTAGAGGCTGATGATTTCTTAAAAAACAATTACTTATTAAATAATGAAGCATTTAGAAATCTTTCTAAAGAACAAAAGCTTCAAGTAATAAGACTTGCAGGTAGTAAAATTAAAGATAAGATTTTAGAAGATGGTTCTGAAACAAATGAAGATCTGTTAAATTCATCTTTAAAACCTAATAAAGCTACACAGGCTTTTGGTGAGTTCACTCCACAAGAGTTTGCTTTAGAGTTAATCAATTTATATACTGCTGAATTCAATACTAGAAGTGGTGTTGTATCTTCTGTAGAAGGTTTAGGTAAAACTCAAGTTGGTTTGTCTCCTACTTTTATCAGGGTTATGGAGGCTTCAAACACTGGTGATTTAGTAACGCTACCTATAATTAAGGCTGTTACAATGAAGGGTGATAAGGTTGATCTTACCCCTCAGCTTATCAATGTGTTTTATTCTAGTATAGAAAATGAATACTTAAGAATAGCAAGAGAAGCAAGAAGACTATCAGTATTTCAAAGTACAGGAGTTGATCCTGAAGGATTATCAAACATTCAAGGTTTTAATGATAGTAAAGAAGGTAGAGCGTTTAGTTTCTTTAATAATGGTAATGTGTTTGATGGAGCAACCCAAGATGCTTTAGTTGAAGAAGCTTTTAGATCTGTTGAATCAGATAATCCAGCTTTAACGCTTAATCAAGCGCTTAAGGGTGCCGGTAAAACACCAGCTTCTTTAAGAGCAGATATTAAAAGAAATTTAAAAGAAGCGTTTGATGCCTTTGATGCTATGCTTAATGAAATGCAGATTAAAGATTTGTTATCTGAGCAAGTAAAATCTGGTTTAACAATAGCACAAGGAGTTCAAAGATCTGAAGTAACTATTTCAGAAGCAAGATTGAATCTGAATAGTAATATGAATCATAACTTACAACAGATATTTTTTAATAACTGGGTAAACTCAAGATCTATTAATGAATTAATATTAGGTGATCAAGCTGTTTCTTTAAAGGGTATGGTTGATAAGGTTAAAAGAGCAAAGCTTAATAATGCTGCATACTATAGCGCTTATTCAGAAGTTACAGATAACAATCTAGGTATATTCCATCCAAGCAAATCATTTAATATGTTTGCTTTTTCTGAGCCACAGGCATCATCAAGTATTACACAAAACTCAATTGATAGAGCAGATGCACAAGCTTACATTACAGCTAAAGGATCAAGATATACTATGTTTGGTTTTGGTAGGTTGAGTCCTGCTATGGCAGCAATGTATGATACAATAGATGTTGGTAATGAAGTTACAGGTGATAGAATATTTGGTCAGAACTCTGAGTCATATAGTCTAGCTAAGAATCAAGACTTAATTAACTCTAAGAAGTATGTATATATGGATGGTCAGACAGCAGTTAAAATGTCTGTTACTGTATTAACAAAAGAATATACGTCAACACAAGTAGATGGTGTGTGGGTTGCTAAACCTAATATGGAAGAGTTACATTACTTAAGAGAGCAAATGGAACAATAACACCAGAAAGCACATTTGATACAAATAGTGATTTGGAGTATACTACTTTAAATACTCAGTTCTTAGGATTACAAGTTATTAATCCAAGTAACAAGTTAGTAATTACTGATCCTTCACAGATTAAATCATTAATTACATCAGAGCATTTACTTAAAGATGAAAATGGTAAAGAGATTAAAGTTACCATATTTGGTCAAAGCTTACCAGTATCTAAAGTTATTGATGCTTATAATACAGCTGTCTCACAAAGAGTAATGTTGAATTATAAAAATAAAAGAAATTTAGTCTTTACTTTTGACGCTGCTCAAGATGAGTTTAGTTTATCAAAAGCTAAAGGTTCAATAACACCAAACTTAGCAGCATTTTTAGATTATGCAGTTGCAGGTTTAAAGGCTAGTGGTGCTAGCTCAAACCTATTAGAGTTTTTCTCAACTGAGGATGGTCAGCAAAAGTATAATCTTAACAATCCAATTACTGCTGCAAAGTTTCAGCAATTATTTTTAACATACTTTAGTAGAGGTGTATTTAGAGAATCATCTCCTGGTTTGTCATTATCCCTTGTTTCTGACTTTGGGCATAAGATATATAGAAGAGTATATGAAGTAGAAGTAGTAGATGGTGTAACTATACCAGTAAGATCTGAAGTAATTAGAGAAAGAAATTGGAAAGGAACAAAAGATGACTTGGCAGATTTACAAGAGCTTACACCAAACAATATACCTGGTGGAGGCATAGTTGTACTAGATGATCTTAGAGTAGGTGTTATGGAATACACTGATCCTCAAGACCCAACTACTGCAACAGGCCAAAGATATTCTGAATCAATCACATCACCACATAACTCTGAAGTATTAGGATTGATTGCTAATAGTGATAGAGCTATTCCAGATGTTGTTGCAAAAATGTTTGCTGTACGTATCCCTTCACAAGATAAGCACTCAGCAATGGCAACAAAGATTGTAGACTTTTTACCTGCATACTATGGATCTTCTGCAATGTTCCCTAAAGAACTAGTAGAAATATCTGGTGCTGACTTTGATATAGATAAAGTATATGCTGTAACAAAAGAGTATTATGTCAAAGATGGTGAGTTTATTGAGTACAGTGACAGTTATGAAGATTATGTGAGATATGTAAACAATAAGGTTAATGAAACTGGTACTACTCTTTCTGAAGCTGCAAGACTATATAAAGATGATGTGTTAGCTGCAAAATTAGATAATAGTATTACTGAAACAGAGCTTAACATTGTAACAGATAAAGAAGCAGGAAATAAAAGAATTAGTGAGGATGGTTGGAAAGCAATGTTAACTTTAGGCTTACCAATAACAGAAGCACAATACAAAGATTATATAAAAAATAATGGAGTTCCTTTTGAAGCTCCGTTAAATAATAGAGTTGTTGATACTAGATATGCTTTAGTGTCTCATGCTGGTATGACTGAAGTAGTTAAAGACAAGACTGCTGATGATAAAAGAAATACACCAATTGCTTATCAATCAGCTGATTTAGAAGTTCTTGAAACTGCATTATCTGAATTAGTTCAGATGGAGGGTGTTCAGCTATTTAAAGATAGAGTAAATGAAGGACAGCAAGATGTAGATAATTTTACAGGAATGGTTAGGTCTTTTGAAGCTAACAAAGGTGCTGCAATTGGTCCTATTGTAAAGATCAATCAAAATTTAAATCTGCTTACAGAATATAAAATATCTCTTAATAGACCTATATCTATAGATGGTAAACCATACCAAAGTTATAGTGTAGATTATATTGGTAATGATAGAAAGCAAGATATAGTTTCTGCATTGATTACTGCTATGACAGATAATGCAAAAGAAAGATTAGCAAGAAAGCTTGGTTTAAATCCAAGTAGTATTGGTGCTGTAGGTAATATGATTGCACTTGGTATCCCTCTTGAAACTTCTTTAATGCTTATTAACCAAGCAGAAATAAGAGATATATATACTCAGGCTTTTAATAAAAAAGATAAGTTTGAACCAGGTGTAAACAAACTTTTAAATATAAAGATTGCAAGATTATTAAATGGCTTAGAAGAATCTGAAAAGAAAAAGCCTGTAAGATTAACAAAAGAATTGTTTGCAAAAGGTATTGACTCAGCAGATAATCAAACAGATAGAGAAAAATTACAAGTACTATCTTTATTTAAAAGAATAAATGATATAAGTTCATTTACAAATAATCTTACAAAGGTTACTTCTTTAACTCAAGGAATGCCTAATTCAGTTCCAGATTTAAGACAGTCAAGAGTACAGTTACAAGATCTATTTGGTCAAAATGCGCCTATGGATCTTACACCTTTATTAAAACAAGGAAATAGTTTCTTTAAAACATATTTGCAGATATACACACAAATATCAGATGATTTATTACCTGCTACTTTATTAACCGTTAGTCCAGGTTTTAATAGTATAATCAATAATGTATACGAACAGTTAGATACAGATCAAGCTAGTTTTGATTTTGAAACAATGTCTAATGTAGAGATGGACGTGTTATCTTATTTAACTATAAAAGCATATCAGAAGTATCATACTGAAAGTTCTTCTTTAGCAGCGCCTTTGACAAATGATTTAATTTATCCAGGTCCTGCAGATCAATCTGATTTATCAATTGTGAAAATCATTAATGATTTAAGAAATCAAGTACAAGAAGACAATTTCTTCCTTGATTCTTTTGTAGGTGTTCAATCAGCTTTTGAAGAAGGAAATAATACTAAGTTAAACTTAGCTTTAGCAGATACATGGAGAAGATTAAATGCTTCATCTAAGATAGACTTGCAAACATCTTTTGCTAAGCTCTATGGTAATTTAGATACTAGAGCGGGTGCACTATCTATTATACACTATATGATGGTAAAAGATGGTTTACAACTTAAGTATGCTTCTTTACTACAAGCTGTGTCTCCTTTTGTGATTAACAGATACTTAAACGTTATAAATAATGTAGAAGATACGCTTAGAAATGACTCAGGTTTTGAGAGCACATTTGGTATGACTAAGGATGAATTGATTGATGAGCTAGTAGAGGGTTATTCTACATCTAATGTTAATGGGCCTAAGCTTAACACATTTGAAATAGATGCCGGTTTACCAGAAGGGATGAAATATAGTAGAATAAATAAAGAAGTTACTATAGATCCTGCTATACTAAATATTGAACAAGACTATATTAGAATAGGTGAAACACAAGGTACTAGAAAGTTCTATAGAATATTTAAGAAAGGTGAGAATGATGTCTATAGTGAAGTTCCAAGTATGGGTGCAAACCAACAGTATGGTGGTGGATTTGCTTTTGGTCCTCGTTTGGAGTATGAGCAACTAAGAAATCTGAAAATGACTGCTGATGAAGTAGCAGATCAACCAGTTCCTAATCAAACACCAGAGCAAACAAATATGACAGAGGCTATGAGATCTCCTGGTGCAATAATTACAGCTACTGAAAAGTCAGTTGAAGTTCAAAATAATGTTGAAGACTCTCCTGTTCCAATAGGTGATACAGAAAAGATGCTAGCTGACTTGTCTGCTAATCAGATTAGTATTAAATTTGATGAGACAGAGAATGCTGTTATGGAAGACGTTGATATGGCTATGCCAGAGCAAACAGAAGAACAGCAAATTGAATCTGATAATCTTAAGAAAGATTTAGATGAGTCTCAAACTATAGCTGAGACACCTGAATTAGATGTATGGTGGGATGCTAATGTACAGAATAACTCAGAAGCAAAAGCTAAGCTAGCCAAAGAAGGAATCAGAAGTTTAGATGATGCTAGAAACTTTTTAGAATCTGATTTATTTAGCGGTACTGAAGAAGGAGAAAGAAATTTAATTGAAAGACTTAAGTGTCTCATATAAAAGAATAAAATATGGCAACTTGTTATAACGTAAATGATCCAGCATATATAGCACTAAAAGAGTTTTATGGCACAGACCTTAAGACTTCTGTTGTTATAGATAGATGGCAGCGTGCAAATAATTCAGATGCTTTTCCTAGTCTTGTCTCAGCAAAAGAAATGACTAGACAAGAAGAGATTAGATTTAATTTAAAGCAAAAACAATTTGGTGAAGCAACGTTAGATAACATTAGAGACAAAAGAATAGGTAGCCGTATTGGTGGTCAGTTTTTTATTAATAACTCTAACCCACAAACCACGGCTTATCAGGAAAGCTTTTTAGAGAATAATTTAAAAAGATTTTACAGGTACCTAGAGATAAATAATATACCTCAAGATGCATTTACTGTAACAAGAACACCAAAGTCATACAGGGTGGATGTGAACCCAGGTATGTTTACAGCAACAGATATTATAGAAAAATCTAGATCATGGGATATGCCTAGATCTAGACAGGTTGTTATGCACCTTAAAAGGTTATTCCCACAGATTAATGTGAAGCTACTATCTGTAACAGAAGCACGTGCTCTTTATGCACAAATACCAAACTGGAGAAAGACTGATGTACCTTTTACTGAGGTGAATTCTTTTTACTATAATGGTGTTGCCTATCTTATAAAAGGTAGAGTTACAGATGAAATTGCTATTGAAGAAATGTTGCATCCGTTTATTGATGCAATAAAAGTAGAAAACGAAGAGCTGTTTAATAATTTATTAGATGAAGCAAAAAAGAATTTTCCTGAGTTAACTCAGCAAATTGAGCAAGCATATAATAAAAAGAGAAGCTTTAGTGAAACTGCAAGGGATCTTGAAATTGTAACACAAGCATTAACAAGACACTTCAAAAAAGAGTATGAAACACAACCAACCAAATCATTTTTAGATGTCATTAAAAAGGCACTTGAATGGTTTATGGGTATCATAGATAACTTTAATAAATATCTTACAGGAAGACCATTAGAGGTTAGTGACATTAAAGCAGATACAAACTTCTCTGACATAGCTAAATTACTAAATACAGAGGGTATTCAATTTAAATTAAATAAAAGAGTTGACGGTGCTGTTAGATATAACCTTACACCAAAGAAGGCAAAACAAGTTAAAGATGCAATAGCAAGAGCACCAAAAGGTTCAAAGCAAAGAGCTACTATTGAATCTATGTTTAATGTTGCACAACAAACAACAGATGAAGTAGATTCATTATCTGCAAGTGCTAAAGAAGGTGGTAGTATTGTTGTGTTAGATGAGAAGACACACACTTATCAAAATATTACTGATAAAAAAACATATGCGTCTGTTACTACTGTGATCAAAGGGACAATGAGCCCTGAAAGACAAAAAGAAGTAGCAATAAATTTAGAGATAGGTAATGCAGTTGATCAACTATTAGATAGTGAAATTGCAGGATTGACATTTGAAGAAGCTTATGAAGCACTTGACACAGACCTTATAAGCAAAGAGGTTGCTGAAAAAGTGTATAATGATCTTTCTAGTACAATGGAGAACATGAGAAGAAAGGATAGCATTATTCTTTCTCAGGTAGTTTTATTTGATGAGAAAGCTGGTATTGCAGGTACTGCAGATATTGTAATTGTTGACCGCCATGGTGTAATCAAAATTATGGATCTTAAGACTACTAAGAACTCTTTAAGTAAAATGGTAAAGAGTCAAGATGGTAGAGGTCTGATTAGACAATATGATGTAGCATATCCACTTGCAGATGACAGTGTTTTAAAACAAAAAGGTTTAAGAACAGAGCTTTCTACAGCAGGACAACATAATCTACAGGTTAACCTTTATAGAAGGATGGCAGAAAATATGGGTTATGAAGTAGACTACTATGATGAATGGGGTGCTGCCACAATACACTATAATGTTGGAATAGAAGGAAAAGGTGTTGATCAAACTTTCAATGGAGAAATTGCTTTTGATAGGTTTGTACCACACCCACCTAGCATGTTTCAGGATATTATAGATGAACTTATTCCACCTAATAGAAATTCTGCAAATAGAAGAAGATTAGATGAAGAGTCTAAAGATGATCCTAATGCTGTTTGGAATGGTAAAGATTATCAAGATACTACAACTGAATCTGATAAAGAAGACGCTAAAGATTATACAGAATATAATATAGCTGCGGGTATGCTTTCTGATTACCAGAGAGCATTAATCAGCAGAAGAGAAGCAATTGAAACTCTTAAGAAACCTGTGTTTTCCTTATTGAGTAAGGATAAAGAAATTGAACAAATATCTAAAACAATAGCATACATAAGTATTGCTATGAGTCAAGGACCACAAGGTCAAAGTGTAGCTCTAGCAGAATTGTTACAGGATGCCCTTAAACAAATAAGACAATTTAAAGAGTATATAGAAGATCCTAAAAATGTTGATGATCCTAACTATATAACATATTTGTTAGGTTTTGATAGGTTTAAAACAACGTTTGAAGGATTGCATAGTCTTAAATCTTTTGAAGGATTAAACAGTACACAGGTAAGTTTAATTGCTACTATTCAAGCTAACTTAAATCAACTTGGTGGTACAAAAAGTTCACCAGGTATAGTAGATCAGCAGATTGATTACTTTGTAATGGAAATGATCAGAAAGTATTCTAAAAATGATTTTGGTGGAGATGGTAGTTATTTTACTGAGCAAGATCTAAAAGACATTATGAAAAGGGTGCCTGATATTTCTGATACAGAATATCAAACAAAAGATATGGCAACGTCTCCAGATCTTTTACTTGCAACAATGGATAAGATACGTAAATACCAAAAGCAGGTTTTATTAGATAAGATTGCTGATAGAGAAAGGATGATTAGAACAACAGCTCAAAGGTTGTTAAAACTTGATCCTGGTACAAAAAAGGAAGAGCTATTTAATTTTATGTTGACTTTTGATGAAGACGGTCAATTTTCAGGCAACTATGTTAAGAAGATAGGTAAACAATATTGGGATAAACAATTTGAATTACGTGCTGTATTGTATGATAATGAAGGAAACCCTTATGAATATAGAGAAGTATTTGATGAAGCAACTGCATCTGCAGAAGACTTAGCTTATAACCAAGATCTTGCAAATAAAAGAAGAGCATATAGCAACTTCTTTAGAGCTGAGACAAAGGATGAAAACGGTAAACTTGTTGATGGTGAATATCACAGGTATACTGAAGATTTTAAAAGAGCAAGAGAAAAGTTTGAGTTTTGGTCACCGGGTAGTGAGGCAAATGAGCATGGTTATTGGCAAGTAAAACCAGGAGTTCCACCTGCTGCTTATGCTGCTTATGAAGCTAAATATTATGACCGTATAAATTATACTAAAGCTATAAGAGTTGGTGGTCAACCAACAGGTGCAATTGAAAAAGATTCAAACTTCATGGCTGTGAAGCCTGAATATAGACAGACTAGAGAAACGTCATCTAAAGGAGAAGACATGACAAGCGAACAGTATAGAGCTATAATGAATGATACGTCTGCTTTAGGTGTAGCAAGAAAAGACTTCTATGAAATGTTTGTTGACATGTATGAGAATGACCTACTCAAAAAACTTCCTATTGGTGTTTCAGCACAAATGACAGGTAGAGTTCCATTAGTTAGAGCTAAATTCTTAAATGAGCTACAAAAGAAAGATGGTGTTTGGAATAAACTATATGGTAGTATAGCTAGTAGTAGAGCTATGAATACATTTAAGAAAACATCTACAGTAAAGAATGTTCTGTTAGATGAACAAGGATATATTGTTGACCAAATGCCTGTGTTCTATACAGGGTCTCCAAGAGTAGATGGTCAGATGGCCGAACTACAAAAAGAAATAGATTATGTAAAGTCTCAATGGAAGAAGGGTGAAATTAAGACAAAAGAAGAGTACGATATAAAAATAAAAGATCTAAACGGAAGAATGCTACGTTTAGAGTCATCACCTACAAGAGGAGAGATTAGTAAAGATATGGCTAGTAGTCTTCTTAAGTTTAGTGCTATGGCAGAAAACTATGAAACAATGGGTGCTGTAGATGATACACTGGAAGCCTTTGTTAAAGTTATAGAAAATAGAACATATGATCCACCTCAAGGTACAGGTTTAAGTCTTATGGGTAAGATCAAAGATGGAGTTAGAAAAAAGGTTGGTAGAAAAGGAAACAAATCTACGCAAGATGCTAACGTTGTAAGAAGAGCTAAAAAGTTTATGTCTATGATTCATTATGATAATGAACTAGTGACTAAAGGAGCTATGGATAAAATAGCAGATGGTCTTATACAATTGTCTTCCTTATCATATGTAGCATTTAACCCGTTTGGTAACTTCAATAACTACTTGATTGGTAGACTTAATAATAATATTGAAGCTATTGGTGGTAGATTTTATACTCAAAAGAGTTTTAGAAGAGCTACATGGGAGTTTAATAAAAGAGCAATCCCTTCTCTAGTAGAGAGAACATCTTATGGAGGAGCAGAAGACTTGCTTGATGTTGCAACCTTTGGTGTAATTCCTGGTCTAGGTAAATCTGATTATGACCCTAAGTTACCTAATAACAAATATGAGGCTTTTGTAGATGGTTTAAGAATGATGGACCCAATGACCGACATCCGTGAACAATCATCAGCTACTTCTGATGGTAAAAGTTGGTTTGCTAGAGCATCTGAATGGGGTTATGTTATGCAGGATGCTGCGGAATACAACTCACAAACTAAAGTTGGTATGTCTGTTTTAATGGATACTATGATTATTAATGAAGAGACTGGTGAAACAATATCTTACTATGATGCATTTCAATATGATACTGCTACTCATTCAAATAAATTAAGACCAGACTTCAGCCAAGAAACATATGGTGACAAGATTAAGATTAAGTATTTCAGAGGCAGAACAGAAACTTATTCAAGAAAGTCTGATTATGAGTTAAGACAAACAATCCGTGAAGTCAACAAACAAATCCACGGTAACTATGCTAAAGAAGATAGAGTTGTATTACAGAGCCATACTCTTGGTAATCTAGCAATACAATTTAAGAAGTGGGTTGCTCCAGCAATTAGAGCAAGATACCAAAGAGAGTATTTTGACCAAAACCTTGGTTGGATGGAAGGTAGATATAGATCTGCCCTAAGCTTTTTGAACTATGCTAAAAGAGAATTGATGAGAGGTAATATGGCATTCAGAGAATATGGTAAAGGATTCTTAGATGCTCAAGTTAATGCCTATAGCATGGAGAAGTTTGGTACATCAAGAAGTTTTGGAGAAGGAGGTAATATGGATCAGCGTGCAGAAAATAAACTGTTTGGTTTCTATAGAACTATGGGAGACTTAACTATCATGTTTAGTACATTATTTACTACGATGCTATTTGATATGATCATTACTGATGATGATGACGATAGTGACTTTGAGAAGAGAATGAAAAACTTTACAAGATATACTGCTCAAAGAGCTTATAAAGAAATTGTGGTATTCATGCCTTCACCTGAAGGGTTTAATCAAGTTGATCAAATGTTAAACTCTCCAATTGCAGCAATGAGATCTGTAACTGAAATGGCAGAGTTTTTAGAAATGTTTATTATAGGTAATTTAAGATATACTTACTCTAAGGTGAGTGGTAATGAAGAAAAATTCTTAGCAAACTCAGATTATGTTTATCAAAGAGGTGATAGAAAAGGTGAGTTTAAGGTTTGGAAGAACTTTAAAGATGTATTCCCTATAGTTTATTCAATTCAAAAGTGGAATTCTTACTTAGAAAATGATGACTTCTATATTAAATAAGACAAATTTACAGGTTTAATTCTTTTCTGTTTAAATAAGAATAGTTATATTATAGTATAAACCAACAGTAATAGACTATAACTTAAAATTTAAATATGAAAAGATATTTAATTCTGTTGGTTCTTTTCCTGTCATCATATGCTGTAAATGCCCAAGGTTTCTTTGACTCTCTTTACAAAGATTTCTTAAAATTTGGGACTGTATATGGTGCTGGTGATATTAGTAACTCAATAGAAGCATCTGAGCCAACTTATTTTGTTAGAACCAATCCCAATGGTAGTATATATGATATACCCGTTGTAGAAGATAATACACCTCAATATCCATTTGATTATAGATTAGGTTTTGGTATACGTAAATTAGCTAGGTTTAACTATGAAAGAAAACCTAGAAACTTTTATGATGGTACTGAGACACAACTTGCTTTTACAGCACCAACTTCAGCATTTCAAGGATTAGAATATCAACTACACTATGAGAAAGAAAGGTGGAGAGGGGAGCACTTTGACAATAATAGATACTTTGTAAAACACACAGGTAAGTATCATATAGTTAAAGCTGAGTCAAGAGAAGTAGGTAAGATCAACTTAAAGTATCAATCAGCAGAAGCAAGATTAAGACTACCTATAGGTAAAAAGTTTAGTATATCTGGCGGAGCTATTTACCGTACTCATGACCGTGCTTATGGATATAACCCAATTGAAATTTGGTTAAACGAGACAGATGAGAATGGATTTGCAGTAAACCCTTGGTACACTTTAGGTTTTATATATGGATATGATGATATATTCTATACTGAAGAAGATGAAAATGGTAATGAAGTAAATGATTGGTATTGGATAGATCCGGATGGAAACAGAGTTGCAGATACAGATTTAGAATTTAGAGAAACAATCTTTAGAGATTTAATGAATAGATACAATAGAGAAGCATGGTCAGCTCTAGATAGATTTGGTGAGATTGCTCCTATAGTAGGATTTGATTACTATCATTATAAAAACAATTTCTGGTTGCATGCCTATGCTAACTGGATTCTTCCTTATCATAAGTATA